CGCTTATACCCCTTTTCTCACTAACTCAGCCGCTTTTAAAAAGACCTCATCTTCGACACCATCCCCCTTCTGCCTGCCGAGCCTTACCAGTTCATCGACAATACTTTCACGGTTGATGATCTTCTGGGATGAAACCAGCCCGATAACGGCGGCACCAATCGCCAGCCCAACTAATCCTGTCTGCTCGTCTTTATTTTTCATAGAAGCGCTCCCTTGTCCCCCTCAAAAGCGTAGCAGGAGAACTGTAAAACGCGCTGGTACGCGGGAATGAGATCCGTGCTTTATCTCACCCGTTCATCCGGCAAAAAAGGGATGGATTCTGAGCGGTTATCAGACGACGTTGATGAGGATAACGTGAATAGCGGTGCGCGTAGAGAGGCCGTAATGGGTGTTAAAACCGCCTTCGTAAAGGCGGTTGGTCATTACTCTGGATCTTTATCGCCTGATTCAGGCGCTGAGCCAGGATCATCTTTCGGTTTTCTTCCATCCTTTTCCGGGTTATCCGGGCTGGGATTATAATCAGGATGGTCACCATGAACGGGACGGTCAGTCATTTTCACCTCCGTTTTTTACTGCGTAAGCTGTAAGTGTAGACAACCCTTCAGTCTTAACCAAACTTCTCCTGTGGGGCTCATTTGTAAATCGTGCTGGCATTCGGCGCTGCAATCCGTACCATACACGACACACTTTCGCATGCTGGTTTTTACCGGTAGCCGCAAACCCGTCTTTTATCGCTAACCAGATGGGGCACGTAAATGCGCAGATGGTGTATGAAATCTATGCTACATGGATAGAAGAGATGAACACGAAGCTGACGCTTTGAAATCGTTTTCCTCACCCTGTGCCCCATTTGAGATCTGAGTAACGAATAGATGCAACAAAATCAAGAGATTAACAAGAAAGAACAGTACAACCTGAATAAGCTACGCTGATTTTGACAACTCATTGATATCATTTATTTCATCAATTTATTCAAATAGTTATAGTATAATAACATCCCCCTAAAGCTACCCAGAACTACATTTTTCGTGCCCTTTTTTTGCCCCTATTCCCCATTTTTGCCCCCAAATCTGCCCCCAAAACCCCCCTCTTTTGCGTAGCTCCTTCCAGTTTTGCAACACACCACTTTACGCATTCCTTCCTCATCCGCATAATCGCCCCGAATCCGTTTGTAAGACTTAGCCAGCGCGCTGATTTTTCTCCCTGCCCTATACTTTCAGTCTGACATCCGACTGGAGGTTTCTATGTGTGGACGTTTTGCACAAGCACAAACCCGTGAAGAATATCTGGCATATTTGGCCGATAAAGCCGACCGTGACATTGCATAGGATCCGGAACCGATTGGTCGTTACAACGTGGCGCCAGGAACCAAAGTGCTGCTATTGAGCGAACGCGACGAACAGCTATACTTCGATCCTGTGTTTTGGGGCTATGCACCCAAGTGGTGGGATAAGCCGCCACTAATTAATGCGCGCGTCGAGACGGCGGCCACCAGCCGAATGTTTAAACCTCTCTGGCAGCATGGCCGGGCAATCTGCTTTGCAGATAGATGGTACGAGTGGAAGAAAGAAGGCGACAAAAAACATCCCTACTTCATTCACCGGGCAGATGGCCAGCCGATATTTATGGCAGCTATCGGCAGCACGCCATTTGAACGCGGCGATGAAGCAGAGGGCTTCCTGATCGTGACATCTGCTGCTGACAAAGGCCTGGTCGATATTCATGACCGCCAGCAACTGGTTCTGTCGCCGGAGGCTGCAAGGGAATGGATGCGCCAGGACTTAGGCGTAAAGGCAGCTGAGGAGGTAATTGCCGACGGAACAGTGCCCGCCGACAAGTTTATCTGGCACGCCGTTACTCGCGCAGTGGGGAATGTGAAGAATCAGGGGCCGGAACTAATCGAACCGATTTCGTGAGCTGCGTATTCATATCGGTAGCCCATCGTCTATTGCACGGTTGATGAAGAACGTCACCCGGCCCAGCACTTCAATCTGCTCCAGCGCTGCTCCTTCTATCGCCTCTCCATCATCAGTTATGAGCGCCCTGCCCATCAGCTTGGCAAATTGTGTGTGGCCATCGCTAAGTATTAACAACACATCTCCGGGTGTCTTGTTCACTACAGGTTCGATAATCGCAAACCCCAAATCAGTTTCGAGTACACGACTATCGGCACCCATGTTGCACAATACTTCGGGAGTGGGCTGGCGCTCGACGTAATCAGAAGCGGGTGATGCAAATCCCATCAGTGGACCCTCCCCATATTGCGTAAGATCCAGTAACGATTGTCACTGCCGTCTGTCGTCTTGTTAGCGAAGCCTAGCTGGTTGCGCTCTATCCATGAATTTGCATCGGCCCTAGTGAAATGCCAGCTGAACTCCCGCAACTTTTCAATGAAGTCGTCAGTTCTCAGGTAACGATAACCCTTAGGGTTAAGCTGTATAGACGCAACGAAAGCAATTTTTATGTCTGATATGCGTGACATCATGACCTCAAAAAGCACTGTGCATATGCACAGTATATTTTGAAGATGCAAATGGTCAATCCTAGTATTACCTATCAATCTTTTACAATGCGTAAGCCCTTGAGATAATTGGAGACTACAAGATTTTAAAGTGAACAGATGGCGACATCATAGATAATCGCCATTTTTTCTGTCTAGACGATCTCCGATTAAACTCCAATACTAAATATATTTTTCATGTGCGATTAAATTTCTCCGCCACATATTTTATATTTTTAATTAAAAAACTTTCCCTTGGGCTCTATGAATAGATAAAGCCCTCAACGATTAGCCCCATTGAAATCGGTTTTGCTAAATAATAATTTAACACCAATATTTGACAGATGACTCCCACTGTTATATAGAGATCCTTCGGTAGTGATCATTTTGCATCCTTTATTATCACAAATAAAATTAACAGGCCTAATTATAGTTAGGTTTTCTTTATTAACGATTACAGAATCTAATTTCTTAGCAAATTCTATAGCATCGGCTTTCCCTTTGATATTTTTCTCGTATATAATACCGTCAAACTGGGGTTTAAGATCGGTTATTAATGATAAATACATTTTCTTTGCATCTTCAGTAACAGATGGGATAGGGTAAATAACGATTACATTGTGACCCAATGCCTGAAGAGTTTCAATATTCTTAGAAAAAGACTGCCATACCTCATCCTCATTGGCTCTAATGCCGTAGCTCAAATTATTCCTACCGTCTTCCAGAGGATTGTTTGTTGCAAGCTTACCCTCCCGGAAGAAATAATAATTTGCTGAGATAATGATATTCTTTCTTTCTTTGAAACTTTTTATAATATTCCATCTACGCTTATTAACTTCAACGCATTCTGGTACATTACCAAACCAAAAATCATTTACGAAAGGGCATTGCTCATAAGTTAATGACATAAGCCCATGTCCTTTTTCTAAAAGAACCTTACTCAAATAAAAATCTAAAGTACCTGCGTAACTATCGCCAATTGTAACCCACGAACTATCACCGTTAGAACAGGCATCATAGGGATCTCTCAAGAAACATGACTCGCTTATTATTCCAGTCCTCAAGTTCGCTCCAGGGCTGCCCTTAAGCCTACGAAACTCAGGCTCTGAAAAGTTCATATATATATTTTGGGCTTGTATGGACAACCTTGATATATCCCCATTAGTTGCATGAATATAATAGGAAAAAGTCATTATCACGATAAACGATGTAGCTGCCAGTACTTTCTTGTATAAATTATAATCACCCTTCCTGAAAGGTTTTTCTATAAAATAATATGATATCACTGCAACTAATATGGAGACAATAATCAACGCCAAGCCAGTGAACGTGTTTATTTCATAAAATCTTATTCTATAGAAGGCAAAGATTGGTTGATGCCATAAATACAAAGAGTATGAAATCGTCCCTATAAATACAACAGGCTTGATCGAAAGTGTTTTCCCACAAATGTCTTTGCTGTGATGTGCAAATATTATAAAAAGACACGTACCAATCACAGGAATCAGGGTTAAAAATGAAGGATGGTCTATTTTATCACTCATGAAGGTCAGTGAAAAAATTACCATAGCCATTCCTAGAAATGATAAGTATTTATTATTTCTTCTACCTATAATTGCTACCAAACAACCAGAAAGCAATTCCCAAGATCTTGAAGGCAGCAAATAAAATGCAGCATTTATGTTATATTTAGCTTGATAAACAGAAACAGCAAAAGAAATAAACCACATTAAAAATACAATCCAAACGACTCTTTTTTTGAATAATTTTAACATTAAAAAAAGAATCGCAGGAAATATTAAATAAAATTGCCATTCTACAGACAAACTCCATGTATGCAAGAGTGGTTTTAAATCACTTGACTCGGAGACATAGGCATCCTCGCCAAAAAAGTAAACGTTTGATACAAATAGAGCCGAAGCTATTAGAGTTTTACCATAAATTAAAAAGGCATCTGGAAGTAATATTCCGTATGCAGCATAAGAAGCTACAATCAGCATAGCAAACAATGCTGGAAAAATCCTTTTTGCTCTGCTGTTATAAAAACCCCAAAAACTGAAATTATTTGATGCTTCTGAATTAAGAATAATTGAAGAAATTAAGTAACCAGAAAGCACAAAAAAAACATCAACCCCTAAAAACCCTCCAGGTAAAAGGAACGCGCCATTAAAACTTAATTTTGCATGATATATTAGAACAGCAAGTACTGCAATGGTTCTCAGCCCATCTAATTCAGGTCTGTAATTTATTTTGTGTTTCATTAATTTTATGCGTAAAGTAGTGTGTGTAGTGAAACCTCACGAGTATCATTATTATTAAAGAACAGTCAAGTATTTCATATAGTTTTTGTAGGGTTTATCCCAATTCTTTAACATTTCCATAAGAGCATCTTTGTGACGTCGGTACGTAATTTAATCAAAAGCCAATCAATCCGCTCAAAAAACGCACAAACCCTCGAAGCTGAGTACGCATCTTTATTACTCAAAATCTCTAGCTCTCAGAATATTTAAAACATGAGCCCAACATGTCTCCCCCAACGAAACAATCGCATTTATTTTTGAGCAATTATTTACAAAGTCACTTCAGTCTTAAATCATTTTAGCACCTTCTATGTATATTCCATTTCATCTTTAAATAAGATTTAATTTCTCATCGCGTTTTCAAGATCATCCAGTCTTCTGAGAAGCTGCTTAACCACGGGAACAAGATAAGCGGCACCAACTTCCCCAGGATCGATAATTTTTCCATCCTCGAATGTCTTGCTTTCACCGCTTACTGGGTCAATTACGGTCAGTGCTGATACCGAGATTAACTCCGAATCGAGAGTCTCAATATTTTGTGCGCTATACCCTACCTTTATCTTTTCAGGAGCCCATTTGAAGGTATATCTAATAGGTTTTAGTCCTGATATGAAGTTAACCGCCTCCTCTTCGGTAATCTCTCTTATTATGTTTTTAACGCGCTCGTCAGAAGCTGACGGAGTTATGTCACCATTTGCCGTGCTAATAACGCCAGACGAGTTTCTGAAAAGCCATCTATTTTGTTGTGAACCTGTACTTGCCAGCGCTGGCCCACTGCTACCAATGCTGTTCGCATCAATCCAGTAACCAAAGGATGCACTGGCCGCATAAGTAGATGTTGCCACAATGGATGTGGTGGCTCGCACTATGGCACCTACTGTAGTCCCGGTGTAACTTACCAGCGTACCTGTGGAATAATCGGTGTCAGTCCACAATTGGGCGCGCCCCTTCAACCCACGTATCAAAGTAATATCTTCGTTCTCTCCAGATTTTGCCGCGTAAAGATTAGTGCGAGCGATATCGGCATCAGTTGCCCCGGTTCCGCCGTCCGAAACTCCAACCGCACCATTGCTCCGTTTCTGGACCAGTTTGCCGATCGCCGGAATGGTTACACGAGCGCCGTTGATGGTAACGGTGATGTTCTGGTTTGCTGAGGTGGTGGCGAACGTCTCCCAGGCGCCGATGTTCTCGTCATACTCGTTGATGAGCTGAGACATGCTCTGCGCCAGGCCGTCGACCGAGAGACTATCAGTAACAAGAATGCCGTACTTCAGGCCGCTCAACGCCGGAGACGCGGCAGGCGTAACCGTCAGTGACGTCGCACTGTTGATGGCCGTGATCTGAAACATCTGTACCGGGTTAGAAAGAACAAACAACGTCTGGCCAACCCGAATCTGGCTGGCTGGTGCCGTCCAGTTCGTGCCGGTGCCGGTGGCTGTATTTCCGTTAATGGCGATGGTGCCAGTGTTATAAAGCATATTTTCTCCAGGCAATAAAAAACCCCGCCGGAGCGGGGTTTGTTCAAAACTGAATGGGTTAGTGGCAGGTGGTGCTGGTGAACGTGTTGGCGCTCACCCATGACCAGTTAAAGGGATAACCGGCGCGGTACTGCGTCTGATTATTTTGCTTGCGGACTCCGTAGATCTGGACGCTGCTTTCCTGTCCGCCAACCAGGGCTGTTCCGGTGCATACAGGTTGCTGCTTCTCAATAACGCCAGCGCAACCGGAGAGCAATACCGCTACCGCCAGGCAAAGAATCATATTTTTCATAGTTGTTATATCCCAGGGCATTCATGAAGCTACACAATAACAATATGAATCAATGGGATATAATTGATTTGGTAGATCAATTATTCGAAATTGATCGTTCAAAACGATCAATCATAGTTGGCGCAGTTAATGGCCATAATCACGTTCCTCAGATTCGAATACGCGACGTTTTGAAGGTTGCCGCCGGGGGTTGTCTGCGGTCTGGCGAATATCCGCGTATTGCTTCCCTCAAGTTTTGCCATGCTCTTGTATCTGGCCATGTATGGCTGCGGCTGACCGCCAGCCGATATAACCCCGGTAATTAGCCCCAGCATGGCAGGCATACAGGCCCACTTCCCCGCCAGAGTTGTATTGATGTTGTATCCTGAGCTGGCATCCACCCCGGCGGTACCGAGGGTGACAACATCGTTCAGCGTGCGCGTTTCGTTTGTTAAAATCAGCGTCCCTGATGCATCCCACACAGCCAGCCCGTAGTCTGGCTTTGTCTGCGGGAAAATAGAGAAAAAATAAACGTACGCTGTGCCGGTTGCATTCGGTCTGAGAAAATCAATCGTGATGGTGTTCCCGCTTATCGTCTGAGTGATTTCGACCTCAACCGTGCAATGAACGAAGGCGACAACAGGCTGACCTGCGGGGAATGTGTGCGTCACTTTGGTATTGAACCCCGATGTTCCCTGAAGTGCCGCTGTCTTTCGCGCCTGAAGAGCGATTGGCGAGCTGTTCGCGGTCACCCATACTTCCCCGCTCGTGGTCGTCAGTAAAACGCCATACTCCGCCATTTATGCCCTCTCGATCTGGAAAATGAGATAAGCCGCTGCCGCAGGCTCAGTCCCTGCTGAGTAGTCGGTATCGCCTACTGCTGACACTGTTGCTGTTCCCCCCGAAATGGTGATCTTCCTCCGACTCGTACCAAACTGATCGCCGTTCATGCTCTGAAAGTAGGTCAGTTTGCAACCCGGTGGCAGGGCAACGGAATAAGAGCCTGTTTTCTGGTTAACGGCCAGTTGCAGATAGCCACAAACGCTGACTGGCTTAATTCCATAGTTGTTAACCTTGCCTGATGCATCCCATGTTTGAACACCGTATTCCGCCATCGTATCTCCTGAAAAAATAGAGGCCCCGCAAGAGGCCTCCCGTCACCATGTACCAGTGATTCTCCCGATCTGCACCCTCAACACATTGTTGGAGTCCCGTACACTGATCGTCTGGTTGGTCTGTTTCATGGCCCCCTCGCCAGCTGTCGAACCGTAGTTCTCAAACGTACCGGCCTTATCCAGCCTCCACCCGACTGAGCCAGCCACATAGTTATTCGACTGGATATAGTTGCCGATTTTGGCGTTCTCAATGGTGCCGTCTTGGATGAAGCTGGCCCGGATGAATGTCTGCCCGTTCTGGATCACGAACGGCAAGGCCACGCTGTTACCGGCCGCCGTGGTGACTGCGAAGCGATCTGCCAGGAAGATAACCTGCGACTGCATGCCGGATGGCGTATTCTCCACGCCGATCCCCATCCCAGCGGCGTAATACTGCCCGTTGCTGGAGACACCAACCTTGATGTTGTACATCGCGCTGAGGTCGCCGTTTACGTTCGCTATCGCCTGAGCGTTAGTTGTGATGGCTGAGGTATGCCCGTTCACCGTCGCCGTTATGCCGTTTATCTGCGTGGCCGTAGCCTGCTGATAGTCCGAGAACGTCTGGTTCAGGCTATTGATGGATGCCTTGTTGCCGTTAACGTCCGTCTGCAGGCTCAGCAGCGAGCGCGCCGTTGCCTCCTTCTCGTTAACGATTACCTCATCAATACGATCCAGTTGCGCACTGTTACCGGCGACCGTCGCGGAAAGCCTTTTGCGTGTGGCCACCTGCGCCAGCCCGTTCTGGATAATGGCAATGGCTGAGTTCTTCACCCCGCCCGCCATACCGTCCATAGACACGCTGATGCTGTCGATTCGCTGGCCCAGCGCGGTATCAGTCGTTGCGACGGTCTGCTCAAGATCTGAAAGAGAGGATGAGACATCACCGGCCGTGCTCGAAAGCTCATTAACGCTTGTCTGGACCTTACCGATGTCCTGCGCGTTTTTTGCGATTTCCTGTGCCTGCAGCTCAAGTTCAGCGTTGGCCTGTTTGATGTCGTCAGCCATCCCAGCAATTTTTACATTGCTGTCCACCGCGTTCTCGATCAGGTCTTTGAACGTATCGGAGTCTTTAATTTCCTCCAGGATCACATCGGTGATGTCGGAAACATCGATGCTGGCCTGTCCTCGCCCCCATTCTGTGTACCCTGATTCGTTGCCGCTGCGATCCACCAGCTGCGCGCGGTACCAGTAAATCTGCCCAGCCTTAAGGCCCATCTGCTGATATTTGCGCTGCGGGTAAGGCACATCGGCCAGCAGCATCGCATCGTCTTCGGTACCGGTCAGGCTGTACTGAATTTCCGTCTTCAGCGTGTCGTCGGTATTCGCCGGGAATCCCCAGTTCAGCTCGATACCGAATACCACGTTTTCAGAAGCAATGAAGCCAACCGGCTTCGGTGGATTGCCCACTTTACCCGTCAGCGTTTTCTCTTCTGAATAGCCCCATCCGGATGAAATTTCTGCAGCATTGATTGCGCGCACGCGCACCAGGTAGCGCCCGGCATAAATCCCGGGGACGTCGAATGACGTGGTGGAGCTGCGCGGCACATTAACCCAGTTACCGTCGTTGCGGCGCCATTGCGCTTCATAGGCAATAGCGTTCTGCGCCTGGTCCCAGCTCACGCGCATCGTTTCGACGCTGATATTTTGCTGCACCACAGAAAACGAGCTGATCACGATGTTCGCAGGCGGCGACTGGTTACCTGGCGGGATCACGCTCACCGGCCGCTGGTCAATGATGGCTCCGGTATCAATGCGATCGAATTTATCCGGATCGTGATTTGCACCGACGATTGTGAACGTGCCGTCATTATTATCAATTACCGTAATAACGCGATACTGCTGTGCGTAGAGCTCGTCAGACTCAATGACCCATACGGCCTCAGCCACAGGCGTTTCGCTGTAAGCGGTCGTAACGGTCACTTTATTGCCCGTTATCGACTGAATGGTGCGTGACTGTGAAACACCCGATGGAAGATTGACAATCATCCTGTCGGCTGCCGAAGCATCCGGCGCCCTGTCCAGCGTCAGCACGCGACCATTCACCGCAGAGATGCGGCCGCCCAGGTCGCGCCCGGAGAGATTTCGGTCCGCTACAGCGATTACATAGCCAGGCTGTGGAATGTTGCCATCTTCCCCTACATTGAAAGTAACAACGCGATCTTTGTTGTTGGTGAGGATCCCCCATCGCCCTTTACGGTTCGCTTCCGACTGACGGGTACAACCGATCGCAGTTATCTCAAGTTGATTAAACCCATAACGCGCAACCAGCGCATGCTCAAAAACAGGCTCCATCGCATCAGAATAAGCGTTATCAGGATCAGACCAGGACACCAGCGCATTGGTGTAACGGTTCTTTGTGGTGCTGCTGGAATAGGTAAAGCGCCCATCAATAACGTTCGCATGCGTGTATGTAAAATCAACATCTCTCGGCATGTCCGCCAGAGCCACAATCTGGTCGTCGCCCCAGTAGGTCATCCCACGGAATATGGCAGCAAAATCACGCAGGACCGTGTAGGCGTCGTTGCGTTCCTGAATGTAGACGTTGCAGGTATAACGTGGTTCGGTACCACTTCCGCCTTTGCCATCCGGTACCATTTGATCGCAATACTGCGCAACCTGGTAGAGCGCCCATTTATCTATGTTGGCCGTTGTAAGACGATCCCCAAGTCCGAAACGGTCGCTAACCACCAGGTCGTAGAAAATCCATGCAGGGTTATCGGTCCAGGCCCATTTGAATGTCCCAGCCCACGTACCGCTATAAGAGCGGGTTTCGGGGTCGTAAGTATCCGGAACGCGGATAACGCGGCCGCGGGGCTCGCAAGAGATCTGCGGGATTGAGCCGTTAAACTGGCTGGAATCGAATTCGATATAAAGCAGCGCTGTGTTTGGATAGCGCAACTTGGCGTCAATTACCTCGGTGAAGCTCTGCAGCATCATCGTGTCGCCGATCTTCGCACTATTAGCGTCAGCGGTAAGCTTACGAAGTCGAATTGTCCAGGTGCTACCAGCCTGAGGTAAATCGATACGGTGGCTGCGCTCGTAACCTGACGTCGTTTTGCCGGTCACGCTGGTATCGAGTATCGTCTGCCATGTGCCGCCGTCGGTCTGCAGGTCAATCGCATAATTAACCGAGTGACCGACCAGATCGCCGTTGTCCTCCTGTTTGAAAAGTGATGGCCATTTCAGACGCAGGCGAACCGCTGAAAGCTGCGTATTGGTAAACGTGCGCGTCCAGGCTGTTGCGCTTGTTACCTCAGTTCCCAAACTGATTTCGTTTTCGGTACCGGGAATACCCTGAATATATTTTTGCGCCTGAGTTCCAGCGCGAAAATCCCACGTAACGCCGCTGAAGTTTTGAGAGCCGTCAGCATTCTCCAGAGCCGTTCCGTCTAGGTAGATATCTTTCGCCGTCAGCTGCCCTGCAAATTCCCCCTCTCCTAGTGCAATGAGGATTTTTGCCTTTGCTACAGATTGCAGATCATCAGGCTGTTCGGTAGGGGTTCGGGAACTTGAGCTGCCGCCCTTGCGGCCTTTTATAGCGATTGCAGTTGCCATATTGCGCCCATAAAAAAAGCCACCCGAAGGTGGCCTGAAAGAAGGTATTTATTTATTGCTGATCTTCGACATAAATCCCGGCAGAAATAATCGCGCCACCGATTCGCCGGCGGCCATAAAGAAGTGGTACCGGATTTCCCTGGGCTGTCGTGTTTGTTACTCCACCAAAGGCGTAGCTGGCTTGGTTATCCGCAGATTGCTTACTGGCGAGCCCGGTTGTCTGTGGAGAAAGCATCTGGACTACGCCGCCGATCGCCATTGATGCCCCAATCCCCGCCACAGCGCCCCATCCACCAGCGAAAGCGGTACCACCAATCCCGATCGCGGCCCCTCCCGTGACGAACGCAGCAACAGCGACAAGGGCAACCCCGAGGATTGTCTGAAACACCCCGGCTCGCTTACTGCCGATGATCACCGGCGCGATGCGGATTTCCTCTGTGCTCCTATCCATACTGAGCTCATCGTTTAAGAGGTTTCGTTTCCCGCTGAATACCGCATAAGTTAAACCTCGTTGCTTACTGGTATTCAGGAAACGCTCAAAACCCGGCACGATAACGCTCAGGGCGCGGATGGCCTCTTTTGGTGAAGAAACGGAAAGTTTGAATTCGCGGCCAAACGTAGCCCCTAGGACGCCATAAAGGCGAATTGTTCTGAATTCCTCAGAAACAACTTTCATGAGTAATGGACTCCAATAAAAAGCCCACCAATAATAGTGGGCTGAGATTACATCACGGAAAACGTCTCATATTACTAAAATCACGTATCAAAAAAGCCTTCCTATCCACCCACGCACTTTTAGCCAAAGCGATGAGCACTGATTGAAGGATGCAGAAGATTTCAATTCGGGGTGGTTATTTTTCAATTGAACGAATGCATCGGGACACTGTGATGATAGTTCATAATAGTTCACTAAACATGGATCAACCTTAACACCATCTGTTGAATGGTATACACCATCAACAATCGAGGCTGTGGGATTCAGATATCGAGCTTTGGCTAGTTGGTAATTCAGATCCATTACATCTAATATCGGCGCAACGCCACAAGAGCGTGCGGCATTAATGTAGGGTTGGCTGTCCCCCTTACAAGTTAGTGATGCTTCCACAAACACGCTATATATATCTACCCTGAGCTTGTTGTATGCCGGATCGAGCACTTTTGAACCTGTAAGCAAACTGATGATACCCAATACAAATCCGACTGATACCATCACTCCACCGGATGTAAAATCCAAGTCACCCCGTAACACCCATCTAACAAAAAAAATGGTCAGGCCGAAACCTGTAAATAAATAACCACTGCCCGCCCATAAATTCATGGAACAACTGAAGAAACTATTTATAAAAAGGGCCCCACCAATAATAAGGGGTAGCGAAACAGCTATCTTTTTGAGATTGTAGTAAGCTTTATTTTTATTTTCCATGAAAAAAATCCACCGCATTGATATTGAATATTCATTATCAACGAAAAAGGATATTATGACGAACAGTTTTCATTGTCCGATCAATCCAATATCCTCCATAAGGTATCCTCTGACTTAAATGCCCATAAAGGTGATGTAGCAAAATATTACCGTTAAGTAAGATACCAGCATGGTTCCACTTGTTGGCTTGAACTTGCATGATTACCAAATCACCGGGCATCGGCGGACCGCTGAACTCCCGAAATCCACATTCGTACCAGCAATCCTGATAGAAATTATCCGGATAAGAGTCCTCCCACCACGGATAATCAACACGGTAATCCTTAAGTTCGACATCATGCTCCTGCCGGAAATAGCTCATCACCAGTCCCCAACAATCGTAGTGTCCGAGCACAAACGGGCGCCCGACCAGCGGTAATTCACCGCGGGGAGTAATGGTACGAAAGTCTCTTTCCGGCCAACTGACAATATGCCAGGGCAGCAACGTTGCATCGCATTGAGCCTTGTCCAGTTCGCTTGGTTGAGTCGTCGCGTCGGGGTGGCTATGTACGATTCCCGTTATCGTCCCCCAGTCTTCAGCAGCAGCGTAATCCTCTGGCGCAAGGTGGAACTGTTCCGTTGGTTCGGCAGCCAGATTACGGCATGGGAAATAGCGTTCCACCCGGTTTTTCTGCGCTATCACACCACAGCATTCGCGGGGGTATTCTTTCGCAGCATGCGCCAGGATGCCTTGAATCGTTTTTTGACGCATATTAACTCCTGAGCAAAGATGTTCCCGGAAAACCACCGAAAGGAAGTTCGTTGTGTTCACCAAAACGCAGTTTGCATGCAGTAAGCGTGCCGTTGCATTCATCTAAGGAAGGATCGCTTACCGGATTGTTGTTTTTGTCGAGGTAAAGCGTTCCGGCATAATCGCACCCATCGCCGGTACGGTACTTATTCCGTATGCACCAGGTACACAGGGAATGAAGCTGGCGCGTCGGGACCATCAATCCCTGCAGGTCCATCGGGCTGGTAAGAACAAACTCAATACTCTCGCCGGGCAACTCACTATTTTTACCGTCGATATAGAAAACCCGCTTCCTCACCTGAAGGGGATCTGCAGTGGGATTTCCATCCGGAAAATTACGTGCATCGAGGTAATGCGCAAAAGTGTCATGAATCGTAACTTTGGCCTGCAGCATATCGTCATAGGCAAGGCACAGCGCTGTAATCTTGCTTTCGATATCTGCAACCGCCAGCGTTGGCTGGGCGCTATTGCCTTCTGTGGATGCTTCAAGCCCTTCAATTTGATACGGCCAGGCGGCATATTCTTCCCCCTGCCACCAGATGCTTTTCGCCTCCAGCTTTGATTCATCACCACCAGCGGCGGCGATTTCCTCTTCCGTGTGCGGGAGGTTGTACGCGTGAAATCGCAGTACATCATCCACGCCGAACGTAGAGCCATCAACTTCGATAAGCCGGACTTTATTGCCGGGCTCAAGGCTTTGATAGTCTGCTGTGATCATGGTGCGTACGCCTGTTTGAATGTTGCGGTAATGGTCATAACATTGCTGGATAAGGGCTGTGACTTGATTGATTCGGCCTCAATCCGATAGAGCCCTGTTTCGCCAACTGGCGATGTCCAGATAAATGACTTTGTGACGTGAGAACGAAAGAACCTCAGGGCCTGAAGCATGTCCGCTTTTTTCCCCGTCAGTGTGACAGGCCATGACTGCTTTTCAGAGTTAATGCCTTCCCCGGCGATCTGCTCATAGCCGTCGCCAAAGGTTGCAGAGCGCGTTTTAAGGCTGAACGACCCTTCCATTCCTGCCTGTATCTGGGTTCGCCAAGTGAATGTTTGGATCGCCACTTATCCTCCGGGCATAAAAAACCCGCAGAAGCGGGTTATTCACAAGAGTGCATACGAGGTATTAAAACGTTTCTATGGTCGAAATTCTGTAGACATAAGGGCCACGCTGCATTCCGTCCTCGTCAGTTTCGTTATATGTTATGACACCGTCTACATTCAGGGGGATATCAAGAATATCAATTGTTGCGGTGTTTTTTTGGATTGTTGAACCCCAATCCAGAAGAGCTAACCCATCCCCAAATTCTTCCATTACGAATGGGTAACGCTCAACTCCCCATGTCTCAAAGTTTTCTACAAAACCAAAACCGAAGGCAGCAGAGTCATAATTTAGTTTTTTGTCATTCAGGACTGGAGAAACGAATGAAATGCTTGATTTTCCATCCCCTATCCATAGGGCTGTCACTTTAATTGAAGCCATTCAAAAACCCTTAACGTATTAAGTTCAAGGAGATAATCATAACACCTCAGTATGAGAATGGTCTGTATTCTTGATACAATTACCAAAAATAGGGGTACTAGAAATGAGAGTTCCTGTTAATTATCTAGATTTCGTTGCATTCCAGATTAGCCCCCCAGGTTGCAACTGTTTGGCAATCCCAGCACGAACAGATTGATCGATGGTCTGTTTGTAAGCCCGTGAAATAGCGTCGTTGCTACCTGAAGTCTGCTGCTGAGAGTTCTGGTTTTGAACGACTACAGACGTTTGAACATTTACGCCACCAGCAGCAGGAGATTGCAGGCCATACATTGGTGCCTGACCAACGTAACCACCATCTGCATACCCTTGTGCCCCCCGCATAAGCGCATAAAGATTACCGACACCCAGCGCACTGGTCGCTTCCTTCGTAAACACAAACTCACCACCGTGAACAACGCCTTTCGGTTGGTACTTACCACCATCACCGGTGTAGCCACCGCTATCGAATCCCGGCACCAGACCGCCACCAGAGAAACCAAAAAACGCCCCGATACCCGTTCCACCAAAGGCTGACTTCATTCCATTAACCAGAGCCAGTTGCGTCAGCATCTGGGCGATGCCCTTCAGGAAGGTAGTCAGGAAGTCGGAGAAGTTAGATTTACCAGTAGTAAAAAAGTCGGTGAGCGTGCTGGCCATCCCGGTGAACGCATTGCTGGTAATCGTCTGCACCTGCGAGTAAACATTGGTCGCGCTGTCCTCAAATTCAGCCCAGCCCTTTTTCGCGCCAGTCAGCCAGTCGCCACGTAACCGATCCTCAGCATCATAGTAATCATTCGCCGCTTTTAGCTGCTTCTGATATCCCTCGTCGTCAAGCGTGCCGCCGGAGTTGATCCAGCCAGCGGCAAGCTGACTTTTCGCGAGTTCACGTTGTGCATGACGGTCACTCATCCCGGCACCGTTCACTAATGCAGCCTGCTTCTCTGCCATCTGCGTGACGTATTTCTGCGAGGTATCCATTCGCTTGTTCAGCTGTTCCTGTGCGGTAATCTGATCACCTAACAGGGCTTTCTGCCGTGCCAACTGAAGCACCTGGTCTTTACTCGCCAGTAGGGATTGTTCCTGCTTAGTCAGTGAACGTGAACGCGAGGCCTCCTCCAGCACCTGAAATTTCGCTTCAGTCGTCCACAGGTCTTTGCGCTGCTGGCTGATAGTGTCGTTCAGCCCTTTATGCTGCTGCAGCGCGCGTAACTGTGCCTGAAGCGCCAGTAGCTCGGCCTGGGCAGCATCCGTGCTGCGATCGCCAGCCGATAAAGTTCCCTGCTTTCCGGTTTTGGTCTTTTTACCAAAAGAAGCGACTCCTTCACGATCCTTCTTGGTGGTTGCGGTACTTATCTTTCTGGTCGTATCGAGGTATTTACCTGCACTGATATCAGCCGCATCCCAGTCTTTTTTCAGCTGAGAAACGCTGTCGCGATAAGCGCCGGCCATTTGTTCGTTGTAGTCCTGCCATCCCTGCAAAGTATCTGTTTTCGCCCAGTCGGGAACGAGGTTAATCGCGGCAGCGATAGAGGAAGAAATGATCTGGTTCAGCTTCTGGAAAACGATCGCAACGCTGTAATAAATTGCGTTGAATTCCTTCAGTGTGTTTGATGCCAGCTCAGCTACCCACTGACCGATACTCTGCATGGCCTCAGACGCCCAGCCCTTGATATCCAGCCACAGGCGACCAAACGGCGTCAGCGATTCGTAAGCCTGTTCTCCACGTTTTGCCATCGTATCGCCAAACAGGTCCATAGCCTGCGTAACGGCCGCGGTCTGGTCCTTTTGCTTAACCAGATCGTCAACATGCTTAAGTTGTGAAACGGTCAGGAAATTATATTGTTCGTTGAGACTTTGCAGCGCTTTAACAGGGTCTTTTTCGATGTCCTTATAGGCTTTGGTGATGTCCTGCGCCGAGACTATACCGGTCTGTACCGCCAGCGCCGTGGAGCCCGCTGCTTTTTCAAGTTGCTGCTGTGTCAGCGATCCCATGCCAACCAGTTCAGTCATCAGACTCTGAACAGTTCCTACAGTAGCGCCAGTAGAGGCAGCAATTGACTGCGAGGAAGCCATGATCTGAAGCGCTGACGTGCCGGCAATATTGCCAGTCCTGATAATGGCCTTGTTGATTTCGTCGTAGGCGGTGAAGTAGTCCGATCCCGCTTTGGCCGCAATCAGTACAGCGCCAGCCAGGCCACCAATGGCCACTCGGGCAGGAGTCACCATCGACAACATCGCTTTCAGAGCATTGCCTACACCGCCAAACGAGTCACGGAGCTGCCCGCCCTGCTGAATAGCAACCATATAAACCGGCATGCCGGAAGCCAGTGAAGTCACAATGTCGGTCATTTGCATCGGTAGATAACGCATAGCATTGCGATATTGGCCCGCGCTGACAGCCCCAGACTTCCATGCTTCTTCCTGCTCTTTCAGCTTTGCGATCATTGGGGCAGCACGATCGGATACGCCGAGTTGGGCAGCTTTTAGCTCTAACAGTTCTGCGCGCGTTTTTCCGATTGTTGTGACCTGCTCCTCCAGCGAATCGATAAAGGTTTTGCCCGCTGCAACTGCCCGCTGCGCTGCCTGAGCCTGTTCAATACGAGCCCGCCCCTCTGCGGTCTCAGACTCCATTACCTGTGCCAGTTTAGCCCGCGTTGTCTCAAGCACACTGTTGTAACGAGTAAAGTCCTCGTCTCCCACCAGCCCTTTACCGCGAAATTTCGCCAGGCTCCCCTGGATAGTGTCCAGCTCATCCAGCGCCTTGTTTACCGGACTAATTTTATTCAGCAGGTTCTGCAGTTCCTGACGCTGCTGCTTCAGGCTTTCGCTGTTCTTCTTCTGGTTATCGATGCCGGTGCGGAACGTACTGTTCAGGTCATCCGCTTTACCTGCCGCGGCGGACGCGGTCTCCTGAAAGCGATCCAGTGCCTGGTTACCACGCTCCAGCTCACTGGTATTTACGCGCAGGGAAATAGTGGCGATGTCGTTACTCATTCCGCCCTCTCTTTATGCATAACTTTTAGTGCGGCGCTCTCCATGATTCGGATGTCCGAAAGCGCGGTTGCCTCATCCTCGACGTGATGTAGGCGCATTACCCAGGGCAGCACGTTGTAATCAAGCCCTGATGCCCCTCCCATACCCGTGCGCCACTGCGTGCTGACAGCCTGAAACACCAGGAATGAAGGCCATACATCTGGCCAGACGTCGATGTATTGATCGTCGTAATCATCCGGCGTAAGCCCGTATGGCGCCAGGTCTGCCGCTGTGGGTTCAGGCGTATAGAACGCAGAGGCAACCGCTATCAGTTTTTTTCGCGCTGCCCCATCAGTTCGCGATAGTAGGTTTCAGGGATAGCTCTCATTGCAGCCGGGTAGTTTTCCAGCAGCAACGACAGATTTTCCGCGTTGAATGTATCGGGGAGCGCCCAGCCAGAAATAATTTCCATTAGAAAATCAGTGGCGGTTTTGCCTTCCAGTTTTTCCAGATCAGCCAGCTCTTTAAGTGGCTTATGATTGAACGTGAAGGTCAGTACGCCATCCTCATCGCCAGCGCGCGGGATCGAGACATTGGCCTTGAAGGTTGGTTTGGGCTGAAGGGTGAATTTAGTCGCCATTGATACCTCTTAACGAAAAAAAGCCTCCGTGATGGGAGGCATGGAATGGTGAAAGCTCTGACGGGTCAGGCGGCAGCGTCAGTCACCTTGTAGAACGTCATCGCCGGTGACTGCAGGTTCAGCACCACACTCACTGTCTCTACCTCGTTAACCGCAGTAGTCGGCGTATCGTCAAAAGATGCCGTGGCCGCCCAGTAACGGTTTTCTTTCGCCTTCGGCACGTACATGTACGCTGCGACCGTCTCTTCGTCTTCATCCAGCTGGCGAAGCAGCGGGTATACCGGGAGCGTGGAGTCATGCGCGATCGAGTAGGTCTGAGAGACTGCGGATTTATAGGTGTTCAGGTTGCGCTGGCGATCATCGCTGAGGAACTGAATCTGCGTGGTGTTCTGATCACCACCAGATTTCGATACCTCGGTGATTTGTGGCAGTTCGGTCCATTCTTCAATTTTGCGAATGGAGCCGGAACCACCGCCCGCAGCGTATTTGTTTTTGTTGGTGGTATTGATGTTGCGAAGAGTGACAGCATTCTCCGCAATCGCGTCGATTTTCGCGATAACGTTATCAATACCCGACCAGTTGCAGTTCACGTGAACGATATCGCCGACCGCGATATCGTCTGCGGCGCTAACGGTGATCACCGCGTGCTCAGCATTCGTCGCGCCGGTGAAAGTAATGGCCGGGCCGTAGCCCGACGCCAGATAAACATGAGCGCCGTTAGGCAGTGCAAAGCCCATAATGGTTTCTCCTTCAGAAACGGGAAAACCGGCTCAAGGCCGGTCAGTTGTGGGACATCAGAGGGGAATCAGCTGGTAATGTCTGCCCGATAATTCAGGCTGACAGGAACGGTGTAGGACACAGGTGTAGGGACGCCGCGGAATATGCCAGGCGCGCTGCTAATCCAGCAGGTAAAGTCTTTGCCTGCAATTTCCAGCCCCTCGGGGAACAATTCCGCTACTCTGCCCGCCAGGGCAACGACGGAGGTGCGGCCGGAGCCGGCTGGCGCCACGACATTAATCTGGTACACGCCTGAATAAGTCCGGCAGCGCAATCCGAGATCGATTGTTCGCGGCGTAACGGGTATATCGTGAACGGCCAAGTACATCTCGTTAGCAGGAGGTGTGAACGGCACGTTCTCCCATGCAACCGTAATACCCTCGGCATCGGCCCAGGCACCCAATCTGTCGGCCAGTGCAGATGTAATATTAGGAATCACTTAGTCACCTCCCTGACAGCTTCCTCAAAGAAGCGTTGAAACTCAGCTGCAGTTATGCGGACCATACCGCCCGGAGCCTGTGTGGAATGCCCCATTTCAAGTGGGTAGGCATAGGGCACGTTGTTGCAGAAATAAATGGCCTTCATCCCGACTTTGAAGAGCGACAGCGTGTAGTTCCCGGCCGCTTTTGTCAGATCACCTGTCTTATCAACCCGGCCTGTCTCGTCAGTCGTTGGCGCATCAAAGGACACCTGCCAGTTACCGCGAAAGCGTCCGCCCGTATACCCAGGCGGTGCTTTGATATCCATCCCATCCACCATCCGGGCTTTTTTCCTCAGTCGCCCGGTTTTGGTCAGGTTGTCGGGATTGGCGCGCTGCGCCTCGTTGTGGTCGTAAACAGCGCGATTATAGGAAACGGATGTCTGGTTAACTTCCCACAACTCCGGGTTGCCCACTGGAGACATCACCACCAGCTGGTTAAGAATTTTGATTCCGACGGCGCGCACCACTGCTTCCTGATTCGTTTTCGCCTTGTTAACGAAAGCCGTGATTTCAGCCAGGAAAGCCGCGTTCTCACCCATGCTAAGCCCTCAGTTGCACTTTGTAGCAGAGCACCAGCACGGCAGGTTTTACCGGATTCGGTTTGACAACACGGTAGGCTGTGCCGTCAATATCAACCACATCACCGATTTTAATTTCCTGCTCTGACGTAAAAACAATCTGCACGTCGCCGTTAACGATGACCGTTCCATCAATTTCGCCTGGCGCGTATTCGGTCTTTACGCCCACAGCAGTAAAACGGACCGCTTCAGTTTTATGCTCAACGCCGCCGATAACCGTTACCGAGCCTTTACGGGTGACGTTGTACGTCGCGCCGTTCTGCCTGAGCATGCGGGTCGTTCTGGCCTGCATACGTTGGTAATCAATCGCCATATCAGGCCCTCTCAGCAAATGCATTGATGGCGTAACCACGACCACCAGCGAGGTCGCCCAGCAGCGCCATAACGGCAGGATAGGACGGCGTGAAGACTTCACCATCTGCGACCGCATAGGTCATGGTGACAGCACCTTCCACACGTTCAGTTTTTACAGCGGCTTCGCGCACGCTGGAGAGTAAATCGCCGTCGATGGCCTCTACCGACAGCATGCACTGTGCGGTTATAACCTGCCGTGGAACTTCATCCGGCGGGAAATCATGTTCATCCAGAACGACATTCACGCGTGGCCATGCCAGAGCCTGTCTCGGGTCAGCTTTTGAGCCAACCCAGTCCAGCCCTTCCAGGTAATCCATGGCCTTAATCAACAAAGGTGTGAGTTTGTCAGGCAGTTCAATGCCGCGTATTTCCGCAAATGAGGCAAGATCCTCTTCACTGGCGTAGCTGTTGGCATCAGGAGAGGTGATATCGGTATTGACCATCGAATCATCCTGTTTATGGGGCTTTCGCCCCATTCGTTATTCCCCGGAAGGCGCAGTGAAGGTGATCTCTTCAGTGGTTTTCGCCACTCCATCTACAGTACCGGTTACCGTGAAGGTTCCAGCTGCGTCTGATGTGAGTTTCACCGTTGCACCACCAGCAGAGCCGGTTTGAGAACTGGCCGTTCTGAGCGTGCCGCCTGTAGACGTCCACGCGACGGTTTTACCGGATACACCGGAGCCATTTAGCGTGTACTTCAGAGAAACAGTTACCGCGTCTGTACTGTCAGCAGTTGCGGAGGTTTTATCCGCTGACAGCGTTACTCCCCCACAGCGGATTCCAGTTTAATCAGCACGCCTGCCGTAGATTTGTTGCTGGTGAAGTGTTTCTTCCAGTTGCCCGCAGTGCCGATGGCGGTCAGGTCAGGGTTATCACCTTTGGCGGTATCCCAGCTGTACCCCAGCAGATCAACGTTCACCACGCCTTCAGCGCGATAGCCAACCGCAAGGTTTTCCTGATCGTTGATATCGTAGGAACGGAAGCCCGGCGCCTGAGACTCGGTGACGGTAACCGCACCAGCTACCAGCCCAAGGATCGCATCAGCGTCCATGGTGTCGGTCACCAGCACAGGTTTACCCAGCGTGCCTGGCTGGCCACCGTAGACCACCACTCCCGCTTCTTCGTAGATTTTGTTGGCGATCGCCTCATCCACGATGTCGAAGTAGGTAGCGGAGTGCATAACGAAGAGCACAACACGGTTGAACTTGTCGCCGTACTTACGCAGACCGCGCGTCAGGGTCTTCTTACCGTCAGTTTCAATGTCGGCTGTTACGACCATGTCGGCGTTGGCGCCAATAGCAGCCGTCAGCGCCTTCAGACCGTATTTCACGTAGCCTTCCAGCGTCGCGTCAGCCACATCAGTGCCGATCACTTCGGAGAACTCGTCAACCGAGCGGCCGCGGCGTTTGAACGCTTCTTCAGTCGTTTCGTATGGACCGTATTTCCACGGCGCTTTGACGGAAACTGCTTCGCCGGCGCCAATCTTCTTACCCGTCACTTTTTCGGTGGAGTTAACGTCACGCGATTCGATAGAGCCGCCAACCTTGTAGAAGGCACGCTTGCGGAAGTCGCTTTCAATCAGCTCGTTATCCAGCAGGATCGCGCCGTTGGAGGACGCGTTGAAAATAGCCAGGTTGTCCTGGCGGCGCTCGAGGAAAGCGGTCTGCGCCAGGTCGTCATAAATAATCAGATCACTATTAACAGTGGTAGGCATGGGTTAATCCCTTATTTCGGAAGTTTGAGGAAGGCCTGCTGGCCATGCTTGCGGATGTAGTCCGCTTTGTCGCTGGCGCTCATTTCGGAACGTTTCAGGCTGCCACCGCCGTTTGGTTTGTGTCCACCTGCGCCGGTGCCTTCTGCGCGTGGGAACAGATGCGGAGCCGTCTCCTTTAGAGACTCCGCCCACTCAAGTGGGCTTAGTGGAGTTTTGCCGTCTTTACCGAACAGAACATCGCCATTTGCATCAACTGCTACGGCCTCGCCTTCGTCGTTGAGCTGGAATGTGCCTTTGGCACGCAGAATCAGATCGTCGGATGCTTCCGGCAGCGCGCCAGCTTTTGAGGCTGCTGCACGGATTGCATCGCCCAGAACCCGGTCCCGGAATTTGTTGGAGAACGCTTCGGCTTTGTCGGCGCGTTCATTTGCGGCTTTAATCTGCTTATCAACGTCAGCACGCAGACGCTCGGTGCGCTTATCGAGCACCTCATCAATTTTCCCGGCGGCAATCAGCTTTGCCTCTTCGTCGTCGGAAAAACGCTGGAGGATCCCACGTACAGCATCAGGATCGATACCATCGAAGCGTGACAGGGTTTCTTTTTGCTGCTTGATGGTGCCCAGCAGCTCAGAGTTTTTTGATTTCAGGCCTGTGACTTCGCTGGTCACACGCTCATCAATCAGCTTCTGGATTTCTGGCGTGATTTCGATACCACCGCCACCGCTGCCCTCTCCGCCGCTTTCTGGTGCGTAAAATTTCAAGAGCATGTTTCGAATTAACATAATTTCCCCTTGGGATTTTGCCGGGCCTCGCCCATAAAAAAGCCCCGGCGGATGCCAGGGCATGAAGAAAGTAATGGTTGTTAGTAGTCAGTACTTGAGAGCTGTTTCAGACGTTCCAGGCTGATCCATTCGCCTTTGTCAGTGAACATATCAGCCAGGTCGATTTCACCCGCGCGGAACAGACGGCCACGCTCGGCACCCAGAACCTGATCCTGCCGTTGAGCTGGCTGACGCGCGAGCCATTCAAGATACGTGGTATTAGCAGGTACCTGCCCATCCATGCTGGCGCGTGTACCATCATCCATTTCATCGATATCAATGCCGAGTTCGCGCCAGGATTTAAGGATTAGGGTTTCAGTTGAACGGCAGCAGAAATGAATTTTCCCGGGTCCCTGCAGGTAAGGCACCTTATGCCCGACCGGTTTGTTATCCAGGGTGTAGCGCAGCAGGTCACGAATAATGCAGTCATGGCTTGTTTTATTGTCCAGCGTAGACAGCCACTGTTTGCCTTTCACGATATCGCTGTTGGCACTGGTGAAGCTGTTGCGTGCTGTGGCAGCCAGATGATTCACGGCTGTTTTAGCGATGCTGGCGGCGTTTGCCCTGCTCATCTGCAGCGCGCCGTCGCGATAGTCTTTGTTGGCGTGACCACGAACATTGCGCGCGATAGTTTCTACCCTGTCGCCGGCAAGATAACCCCGACGTATGGCGTTCACGATACGCGCCAGCCTGTCCGATTCCAGATTCTCCGCCCACTCACTTAGTAGCCTCCCCTGAAAGGGTTGCGCCATCGCCGCGGCATAGACCATATCGGCGGTAATGGTCTGTAATGGATAGTGTTCAAGCACCTGAGAAGGAAGAAGAGAATCAAACAGACTGAGCTGGTAACTTACTTCGTTCTGTGCGAGAGACATTAACTCTCTTTCGAGGCCAGTTTGCATTGAAGCAACGGCCTGATGATTAAGTTCGCGTACGCTGCCGAGTAAGCTTTCGAGACGTGTAACCGTGAAGCTATCAGCCGGGAGCCTGTCCAGCGCATCCAGTAGACGTGCCGACAGGTCAGCATCCGTCTCGTTAAGCAACTTCACCATCCGGTTTGCCACGCCGGTAGCGTAGCGGCTTAACCAGACGGAATGTGCGATTGATTCATCGCGCAAGCTTTCGTTTACTGTTGCCATATCAGCCACCGGTCAATGTGGGGGCTTGGTTGCGAAGTGCATCAATCACTTCGTCCGGGCTGTCGGCCGGGTCGATAAGGTCAAGCTTCTGCAGTGCGCGAACCATATCGCTGTCGCGCAGCGCACCGGACTGCCAGGCGTTGACGATTGCCGTCACCATGCCCGACTCGGCAACCTTCGCTATGAATTCTTGGTTGATGGTGTAACTCGTCGTTTCGCCCTTAATGCCGAGGTATTTCGCACACCAGCCAAGCGCCAGCGTATAGGCCTCAGAAACGTTTGAAACGCAGATACCGAGCACGGATGTGGAAGATGTTTGCTCACCACTCGCCTGGGTTGCCGTCTTCGCCGTGGCGTTCTGCTCAATCAGCCGCGCGCCCAGCTGCACCATGTAATCGCGCTTACTGTCCATGGCCTCTTTAGCCAGCATGTTCGGCTGCGCCTGGGCATAGCCAAATGAGCCATCTCTGGGAAGCATCAGTGGTGAACGGGAACCAATTTTCACTCCGGTCTTCTCAAGGTGATCGCGCCAGTTTGTATCAAGCCCAGTCATATAAGGCTGCACCTGGCCACAGAACCACACGCTGTCCTCATAGTCAGCGCTGTTCCGGTAATGGCCGTGGTTTATCTCAACCAGCGCGGCCAGCGGGGAGTCATCGATAGTGGGATCGTTGTTCTGTGCACCGACAAAAGTGAACGGGATTTCGTCCCAATAGTCCTTTCCTTTCGGCTTAGGGTGGTACTCACTGTCAACGGTGTAGGTTCCGCTTGCAGTGCCACCAGCCCGGCGCCATACCCGGCAGATGAACCGCCCTTCTTCCAGCGCCAGCTCGCGGTACTGAATTTCATCCTTGTAAGCGTAACCATCCGGCTCTTCTACGCATTCACGAAGGACCACCAGCACCAGTTGATCGCGCCCATTGATACGCTTCGTCCGCCAGTTAATGATGTTCTCTGCCGGGTAGCGGAGGATGATCGCCTCATCGGAGGCTTCTGCGTAGTCGACATAAAGCCCCTCTCGCGCAACTTCCAGCACGTTCTCAGCCACCAGCTGTGACTGCTGATAGATGCTGGTACCGGCCCCGTCAGCATTGTCCAATAGGTATTTCAGCTTCTCCGGACCGTTGAAGGTGGGATCCTTGCGATACGCCATCCCAAGCATGCCGATCTTCGTATTGCCGGCAATGGCATAGAACACCGCGCGGCTCAGATAGTCCTCATTACGTTTACGGTTGCGCGTGGATTTATCGGTTGGGTCGAGATACGGCAGATATTTATTACCCGCCGCTTTTACGGCCTCAGCCCCTTTGCAAAAGTCCCTGTATTTCCGCCAGGCAGCAGAAGCCGCCCGGTGTTCTGGTCGAACCCAGGTGATGTCGTCGTTTGCCATATCAGAAAGTGGTGTCCATGGTGATTGAATATGCCGGTTTCACGATCGGGTAATCCTTCACGATGAAGTACCCACCAGCATCATTGGGGTGATCGTTATCAGCTGATTTGTCCGGTTCGCCATTGGCCGCCCAGATTTGCTGTTCGAGGCTTTCGGTGTAAACCGGGCAATTCTGCACATTCACCAGATAGCGGCGTTCTCCATTGGCGTTGCAGAACATGGCGTTCATCGAGTTGATGCGATCCTTAACCGGCGGGTTGGCATCATCAACAATGACGCTGAATCCGGCATCGTTGAGCTGAGCAATATCGGTCTTGCTGGCATTCTGCGATTTGCGGAAGTCGCCAGAGGCATCCGGATAAATGTAAATCTCCCGGTTCTTCACATAACGGCCATCTTCATATCGCCAGAACTCTTCCTGGATACGCTTAATCATCGCAGGTGTGTCGTAGACCTTCACCAGCTCACGAACCGCGCGCGGTAGGCCGTTACGCTTTACGTGAACAATCGCAGCCATTTTTCCCACGTTGAAGTCCATACCAATGAACAGCGGATCCCCATTCTGAATCTCGTCAGAACAGTTATTTAGCTTGCGGTTAAAGGTGTGGTAAATGGTCCCGCTATTAAGGTTCGTGAACTTCCCGCGCAGATAAGCCTGGATCAGTTCATCAGGATAAGAACTCAGTAACGACGGGATGTAATCAGGCGGTAGATTCTTCGCATTGTCGAACGTGCTGGCCTGAATCAAGCCATACAATGCGGCAAGCTCTGGCTTTTCACGTACAGCCTTCACGAACTGCTGGTAGACGAACTTGAAACCCTCCGGTGTGGTCGTTACATCGATGCCATTACGTAGCCCATCAACCTTGTAACGCATACGAGCGATGATTTTTCGCCAGGCCTGCTGCGCTTTAGCAGCCGCCATGACGTCTAGCTCATCCACCATCGCATTACCGATTTTGAAACCGACTATCGAGCCGGGTTTCTCCATCGAGCGGCAGATCGTTGTCCCGCGGTACCGTCGCCCCTCGTAGAAGTGAACCTCTTTGTTCCCCTCATTGATTTTGACGCTCAGGCCCCAGTCAAAGGCCACCTCTTCAATCGTCGGGTAGAAAATGTCACGAATCTGCGGGTACGTCGGCGCGAAATAGCCTTGGTTAATTTTAGGGTGCTCCCACATCCCCTTACAGATGCCGCCACAACCCACCCACGTCTTACCGGAACCGAACCCGGCAACATAGGCTTTGAATTTGTGCTGCATCGCGAGGAAGCGCGCCTGAGGAATGTTAAGTGTCGGGCTGATCCCCATCTTCCGCCCTCGCGTCCACTACATTGATATTGATCTGAACTGGGGTCGGTTCGTCATCATCACCATCACCGGCCAGCTCTTTGCGGAGTTTTTCCACCTCCAGCAGCCGGCGGTCGATTTCGATCTGCTGGAGACGCTGAGCGAACTCGCTATCCGCCAGGCCGAGCCGCTTCATTACCGCTTCAAACATTCGCTCACGGCTGATGGCTGTGATTTCGACACCATTCTTGCCAACCTTCACGCCTGAATAGGCAAGCCTGGAAACAGCCGGGAGCTTGCGAGTGTCTGGGAAATAAGGCTGGCCGATGCCGTCCCCATTACAGCGCGGGCATTCTGGGTTTGGTTCTCGGTTGTGGTCGTAGCCATAGCCGCCGGAATCTTCGGGTTCACGCCTGTCACGCTCAACAGCCTCGAGTCTTTTCTCTTCAAACTCAACTGCATCCCGCCACTGGTAGTGATGACCGAAGCCCCAGCAATAACGACACGCGCCTCGTCGGTATTGTGAGAGTTGGTTTGCATCGAAGGTGGCAAGTTGCCACATCTGCGCGAGGACTTCATCGGCACTGCCAAGCGTGCGCGCAATGGAGGCTTTCTGCTGTTGTGCAATAGCCTGGGCAACTGAAGTTTTCTGAAGGAGTTGATAACCGATTTGTTCAGCAGATTTTTTGCTGTAACCCGCCCTGATAGCGGCTTGTGTGGCGTTACCATCCTTTAGGTATTCTGCGACAAAACGTCTTTGCTGTGCCGTTAATCCATCATCATCCACCAGCTCTTCTGCGCTTTGTTCTTTTTGCGCAGTGCGCACTTTTTTCTGCGCAGATTTTTGCACAGATTGCGCAGAAGGTTTTTTGATATATCGACGTGCGGTAGCATAGTTCAGTCCCTGCGCTTCACACCATTCCTTTGGTGATACGCCGGTTGCGGCATGTTCGGACAGGAACCGTTGCTGAAGCTCGCCCCAGTCCGGTTTTGCCATATAAACTCCAATAAAAAACCGCCCTTAGGCGGTTAAATTTTGAGATTTAAAATTTTGGTGCTAAACCATACTTAGGCGTCTTTATGTTAGCAGCCCAGACTTTGATATCGTTCTGAAGCAACAAAGTGAAATCTGACTTGAGGTGGTTAACCATCTCATTGACCTTGCTTGCATCATTCACTGCAAAGTGTTCAATCCTGTCTGCTCCGACTGATACACAAGTATAAGTTGCAGGCACATCCTTCCCGTTAGCATTAAGCCGCACCTTCTCATCTCCACAGCCACCATCGGATATATAGGATACGAGCATATTAGCTGACTCCCTCCCCGGTTGAGAGATGCTTATCATGACAGGCAATCCCTCTGAGGTCTGGGTAATGTCGTAGAGTACAGCATCTTTTTGATACCAAGTATTGTATTCTCTTTCCTGAAACGCTGCGTAGGATGGCGAAGAAATCGTCGCCAGCAAGGCGATTGTAATAAAGTGAATTTTCATCGGTTGCTATTGTTTTGTTTGGGCAAAGTTATTATCCATATTGTGCCAACAGCAACAACGACGTAAGATTATTCCTACTATTTTTAGTGGTGCTAAATTCTCTTTTAGCAACCGTTAAGTATCCATATATCTCATATCAATAAAGCATTATAAATCCCGGTAATTTGAATTAAGTAAAAGCTAACTCCATGGTAACGAAAAAAATTTGCAATCACCTCTCAATACATTATCAGCATTCTACAGCATCAACCTTATTTTTGGTGAGCTTTTTCGAATGGCGAACTGGCTGCTATGTTTCGTCCATGATGTCTAATAACAAAGAGTCACTTATTAAACAAATAAGCGAGTATGCCAGGCTTAACGAGCAGGAAGAAATCCAGTTGCGCAAGATAATCAGCTGATTGATTCATCCGCTTAATCTTATAACGATTATCAAGCCCACCAGCAGGTGGGCGTTGTAATGGCTGCCACTACCCGGAGTGGCCACGCTCATGCCCTTGAGTTGCTGTCGCTTCATCGCCGCTTATAACCGGTGCGCGTCTGGCGTTCGCGCTGCTTTACCGGAGCATGTCCCCTTATTTACCCTCACAACGGTCTGCTATACCTGCTCGCCATTACGCGACTCGGGGCAGCATCATGGCTGCTGCATGGCCTTATGGCTGCGGTCAACCCGCTTACTGTTTCAAGGTCTTTAGCCCATCCACCAGTGAAAACAATCTGAGGAATTTCTTAATATCCCACGCTTACGCTTGTTGTTATCTGCCTGGCTGCCAGGCTATACATGACTCTGATGCGGAGAATGCCAACTCCGGAGAACATCCATAAAAAGAGCAACGAAACTGAGACTCCTGTAGCCCTCGCTGAGAGGGCTTTTTTTTCAAAAAAAAGCCAGCTCGGACAGAACTGGCTGGGTCTAGCAGTAAGTAGGTATTACTTCGCACTCATTTCGACGTGTACCCTATTCCTTTAGTCAAGCATTCAGACGCCGGGTGCATCCCGGTGGACTTGCATCACTCCGCAAACCCGCAACACTACGTCCAGCAGTGACTGGTTGCCCCTCCGCTCAGGGGGATTCATCTGTATGGCAGAGATATCGAATCACTCGTGCCATTAAAATGTAGCTGACAGACAAAATAAAGTTGTGAGCATTGTTGAAATTCTTCGCTAATCATTCATCCCGTATACCCATCAGGCATTAGAAGAAAGCAGTTTTTTGTTCCTTTGCATTATTTATTTAATACACCTTTTTACTTTTGAGAAATGGATTACATTTACATTCTCCTTGTAATGATGACCCCTTTGGTCTCCCTTCCGAATTGCAGGATTTCATTTCGGAAGGGACTTTTTTCCTTTCCCGGCTTGCTAAATATTCATTATTTTCTAGACTCTTACATAGACTTTGCTATGTCAGGTGAAGTCGTCGTTTAGGACTACCCGTGTGCTCAAGGATGAGCCACCCTGATTTCTTCAAGCTTTTCCCTGCTAATTAATCATCTGCGCCCCAAGAATTGTCCATTTGTATAACAGAATTCTCAATATTTGCTACGGTTAAAGTCCAGAGGAGAGACTGTGTCCGAACCTCAGGGATGAGGCTCAATTTTTCCCGCAATTTGCTTTCCATGCTTTGTTATGCGCCAGGATGTCTTTCTTCGTCTGGCGGTCCAGAACGTCGATGTCTTGATCCGTCAGGAAGATTGGCTTCACCCAATCACAACCGGTATCAACCACCGCCGGGACGCTTCCATTCGTCACGCAGCTCGCGATCAACATCGTCGCCAGGCATATGATTAACAGTCTGCTGTACATTGCTGGCCTCTTTCGTTGTCTCTACCCTGCGTTCGGCTGCTGCGACCATTGCCGCTGCGTTATCTTCGGTTCGCTGCTGGTCGGCTTTGGCTTCTGCTTTGCTGGTGCCGCGAATATGGCCCAGGCCAAAAGCGCCGGCGATAGCGGAAATGACCAGTGCGGCCAGCCCGATTATTGTCTCGATACCCACACTCACCTCATACCAGAACTGATTTCGCCAGGTTAAACAGCTCGCGGCGCTTATCCAGCCCGTTGCGGCCGCCATTGATTAACAGTGTCACGCGCTCAACGTCGCCGGAATGAAGCAGGCAACCACGGGAGGCATAGAACCATGCGGCTGAGCGCGCGGCGTATTCATCCTGTTCAAGCAGCTCCGGGTGGGTAACAAGGTCCAGTTTCAACGCGTAGCCACAACTGCGATAGTTACTCAGGCCGGTAACCTGTTTCAGCCCGCGACCACGATATTTCCAGCCATCACCGGCAACTTGATTGCCAAGGTGTTCTTTTCCCCACTCACCACCGTATACCAGATTGGCGATCGCTTTCTGGTTTGCCGGTTGCGTTGCCGTTCTGCCAAGTGCGGCGGCCTGCTGTTGTGTGATGCGGTGGCTACCAAACGTCGGTACCAGGTTTTCAACCGCGTAATTCAGGCTCTCCACCAGCCGGGTAAATCTGGTGCTTTCATGCCCCATCTGGGCAATAAACATCGCCTGATCAAGCGGTGTGGTTATGCCGTATTCCTTCATAGCGGCGTCGATATGCGGAAACCAGCGCGCAGCTAACCCGGCGCTGATGCCAGCCGCCTTCTGAAATTGTGTTTGGTTCATTAGTGCCTCAGATGATCAACCAGACGTGCAACGTTGCCTTTGACGGCCACCAGCACGGAAAGGAATATGATGTTTGCCGCAATGGTGGCCCATGATGAATGCGGGTAAATCCCACACAGGTACGCCAGCGGTACAGCGCTGTAGGTGACGGTAATCAGCCAGGCTAAACGCGAAATCCATGGCCGATGCCGCGAATCTCCACGGCGATAAAACATCAGAGTAATTACAACTCCGGCGCAGAGCAGCGCGTTGATAGTTGCTGTTGGATCATTTAGTACCACCTGAACCTCCCCGGCGCGTTATTAGCGCCACCAGCGAGCCGATGTCCTGTTTATTCAGGAACGTAAGGATTTGAACGGCTAACGCAGAAGCTATTACGGCACCGATAGCATCCAAAGGCTTCTCGGTGTACCCCGTCCAGGAAGTGAGTTTTGAACCCAACAGCCCCGAACAAAGAATGCCGACGATATACGACACGAAGAAGTATGCCAGGCGACGTAACACACTCAGGTCAGCTGCTGTCGCTATGTAAAATACGGCGCCAGCAAATGCACCAAAAACAACACCGTAGTCAGTTCCGGTCAATAGACCGTAGACACTGGCTCCAGTCAAAGCTAAACCGGCCAGCCCCGTGCCGGAAAATGGATCGGACATCGGCCCCCCTCATATTGCTGTGAATCCTCTCAGTAAATTTGAGGGGAAATAAAAAAGGCCACCCTGAGGCAGCCTGTGTTCTTCGAATTATGTTCATAAAGGTGGGGATATTGGGCCTTCCAGAACGACCGCTTCACCGTTATGGCATAGATCGTAGCCACGAGTTAGATGCCAGACGCCTCTGATTATTTTTCCTGTAACCATATCTTCAGTTTTACCGTGCGAAAAGTAGGCGATCTGGACACAGTCATTGTGTCTAATCCAATAATATCCCTCTTTCATAATTCACCTCTTAAATTGTTTCATTTAGAAGTGTATATGACGATTCAGAACCTGGTGGTCGACAAAACGTTTTTTTGAGGATGTGGCGCCGGGTGCCTCCCGGTGACTTATCTCTGGTCGTCAAAGTCGCGCGCATACCTGCACATAGCAGTTAACCAGACGCCCCATCGCTTAGATGGGATTCACCACATGCATAACCTACTCAGGATATATTCATGCGGTCAATAGTTTATCTCTCTCGGCAAAAAAAAGCCTGCTCGGACAGCAGGCATAGTTGCTAAGTTGGCAATAGCTGAGAGAGTGGTGCCGGGTTCCTTCCGGTGAGAATTACTCCAGCAAACATTCTCGCGTCTGAGAGGTTTCCTTTTCTGGTAATTGCTGGAACGCCCCTCCGCATAGGGGGATTCACCACCAAAATGCTTTCAGAACCCATACATTCCGCAGGATGCTTAAAAAGCATATGTGCAGTACAAAGAATCTGCCAAGTAATCAGATCAATATATTCATTTAAATGGTACAGGTAGAGGGCCTTCAATCACCTCAGCCTCTCCATTGTGGCAAATGTCGTCTCCCTGCGTCAGATGCCAGATACCAGTTATTGTCTGGCCCGTTTCAAGAACCTCAGTTACACCATTGGTGTAGTAAGCAACCTGCACTCTGCCGTTGTGCTGAATCCAGTAGAAACCTTCTGTCATTGCCATCTCCTCACTGTTATTAGTTCAGTTTATAGCAGCGGCGAGAAGCATGGCGTTAGAAATACTTCAAAATGGATTGAGTCAAACATCCCGCCTGATAACGAGGAGCGTTAAGCTACATTTTATCTGTTGGGCCCAATTATGCCCACTAAGGCATCTCCGAAGGCGTTTTTGAAACCAGTAAGAAGCTCTCCTGGTGCGATTTGTATAAACAATCCAAAAACAATAATGGCGACCAGATAGAGTACAAATCCTCGTTTTTGCATGACACTAACCTCAATGGTAGTTAAGAGGTAGTCATTGTCTCATTTTGAATCTAGAGACTTATTCGTATAGCTATGCTTTTTTACGTCTATTCAGGTTGATTTTTGAGAGTGAAGAGAACATTTGGGTAATGCCATGCTTAGCTTATAAAAAAGCCCCGCGGTGATAACCGCAGGGCTTTAAACGAAGGCAATAACCCATCGTTAGAGCAAAATTACCACAGATTCGGGAAAAGTAAATAGCTCACGATAAAATAATGCCCTACTTTGTTATCTGCTTCAGCTGTGCATCAGCCCAGGCCTCTTCGATGTCAAACTTGGTGATTAGCTGATCGTAAAATGGTTTAACAGACTTCTTCCAGGTATCCAAGCTGATTGTATTCGTTATCTGGCACACCGCGGCGTAAGCCTTAGTTGAGGGGATACGCTCATATCCACGTCCGCCGCAGCGCTTGCAATCAGCTAAAACCGGAACGCCCTGCCGTTCTGTAAGAGTCTGATTAATGGCTTTCCCGCGACCATTGCAATCTCTACAGGCGCAACTTACTACCTTCCTACCCTTACACTGAGGGCACAGAACGCGCGCTATCTCCCTGACCTGTCTGCGAATCTCAAACTCAGAAGGTCGAACATCTTCGACGCCCATGAACAAAGACATCTTCACGAACTTCTTCTCTTTTGCCGGAGTGTGAGACTTCGTGCTGAAAACCTCCGCATCAACAAACCCTTCCCCATTGCAGCCATCGCACTGCTTCACGCTGGCGGCGCTGCGGGAATAGTCCTCGAACGCGAAACTGGCCAGCTGATGCATTACCAGTGGCTTAAGCCCGGCGTCCAGTTTGCGCAGCGCAGCAACCCGATCGCATTTGGTCAGCGCGTACTGGGCCAGTAACTCGATCGCCCTCTCCCGGTCATAGTTGCTGATACCCATCTTCCCGAGAAAGGCGCTATAACCCAATGCTGCCCGTTCCTGCGTCATACCCATAGCGGCCATGATATCCGTTCCGGTTAATGAGTCTGACGCCGTAGCGCGCGGCGAGTCGCTAATCATTGTCGATTTTGCGAAGTGATATTTAAGGGTGTTTTCAAGATTCATGCGGTCTCCAGCTCAGTGATGGTGAGTTCTAATTTTCCGCCTTTAACGACAGGCCTTTTCACAACGCGATAGTCGACAACCTGGCAGTCATCCAGCCAGAACCCCGCCTTAGTTAAAGCGTCAAATGCAGCTTTTTGCAGGTTATCCAGATCGCGGCGCCGACGGTCGGGCATGTGACATTCAATTCGGATTTTGAGTGGTGCGGCCGTCCGGATATTAAGACGGGCGCTTCGAATGATACTGGCCACGGCATAGCGGTACGCGACACCATCAGCGCTAATGTGCGTGCGCCCGCGGTTGTGCCGGTAATACCGGTTATTGCTCGGCGGCCAGGGCAAAGTGATTTGATATGTCTTCACGTTCACCCCCACATCCGGTTTCGCCAGCGACTATCCGGGCGCGCTGGTGTATTTGAGGTCGGCAAGAATGCACTTACAGTCCAGGTCACGTAATCCGGATTAAGGCTACGCTCTACTCGCACGCCGCGCGCTTTGTAACGCTTAACCAATTCGTCGGCCTGTTCGGTGCTGCAGTCGGTGTGATGGAACCAGGTAAATTTCATTCCCTCACCCCGCAAAACCAAGCAGCTGAGCGGCAACATTTTCGGCCTCATCACGCCTGCGGAATGAACGGGACAGGACCCATCGCCAGAGGACATCGAGTGCGGCTTTATATAGTTGCTGGAACTCGAGTTCGTCCATGTTGGCGAATGAGATGCTACGTGGATGCTTTTTGAGTGTTCCGTCAGGTAGCTGAATGGCATCAAAGTGCCCTGCCTCGACGATCACCCAGGAGCGGTAAGCATCAAAGGATTTGCACAGACTAATGCCATTTGTGAGGCGCCGGTAAGCAACCTGCTCAAGGTACTGCTCAGCAGCATCAATCAGCGCAGCCTCATTCCCGCCGTAAGATGCCAGGAACTTGGCGTAGCCGCAGATCAGCTTCCGCTCGTTACTAGAGATAGCCCCGCCGGTTGGTTCCCAGTATTCAAAACCGAGATTGAGAAGCGCGAAAAAGCGCCGGTGAAATGCCGGGTTTCGTAACCGCCTGAACTCGGCAACAAGAATATCGCCGAGCCGGGTTTTTGATTGCAGGATATCCCTGGTCTCGGGCGTAGCCGGGATCAGTATTCCTGAATGGTGTTTGATAAGTTGTAATTCTAGCGCCATGGTTCTCTCCGTGGCGCATCAGGTATAGGTTGTTCAGGCCTATGAAAGAATAATATCAGACGGTGGTGTAACTCGGTACCCCAGTCGTTTTGCAAATTGCATAAACCCGTTGAGAGTGAATATTTCTTCCTCTTCGAGCAACGGTCGTAATGAAACTATTCCATTTACTCGATAAACCAGATATCTGCCCTCAGCCGGGAAGCTATAGATAACTGCTTTATCGGCCCTTCTGACCACGTCGTACCATTGATCATCTGCATTAAAGGCATCTGCACTACACACTATTTCCCCCAGAGCGACTTATTGACGCGGTAAACAGTAATCGGGAACAGCCAGGGGAACGCAAACAGCGATACTCTTTGAAACTGCTCCAGTGAAATTCACGCGATTAATAAAACCACTCGTCGGCGCTTTCCCAGGTCTCCTGCACGATTTGCTCAACCTCTTTCTTGTCGCCCCCGAAAACACTCAGACCATCATTGCTGTCACGCTTGATCGTTAGCTGACAATTATCAAACTGCTTGCTGAGCCTTTTGAGCAGTTCTGACTCTAGTGCAGGTATAGCTCCATCAGGAAGTTTCTTCATGCGATCAATGGCTAACTCGATTTTCATTTTTCCCTCCGCAATGAACACCTGTATGCATATACAGTATATTTATAAACGTATCTTACGGATTTTGCAACGATTAAAGAGTGTTAGCACGACGGAGCGCTTGCAGACTTGTAGATATCTGCTTTATGGACGATATGGGAGGAATCTCGGATTTGGTGGTCAAAAATCAATAGTTATGTTGAACAGCTTTAAGTGGAGTTTTGTGCAGTTTTGCTACAAGGTTTTGGTTTTGAGGTGAAATTAATAAAATGAAAATTCGGAAAGGCTATTATGGAGCTTGCTATTATTGAGAAAAAATAAGTCAGCAAGCTCTAAAACGACATGAAGCATTACCAAAGCGTAATGTAATCCAACCGGTTATCGAAATTCACTAAGATGCAGGCACTCTATCATCCTGACGGAAAGCCTCGATCCCGACTTTCTGACCATAAGAAAGTTCAAGTGTATTGCCATCAGGATCAGCGAAGAAGACATAATAACCTACCGGTTCGCCTGCCTGAGCCGGTTCTTTTCGCAAGATGCCTTCCATTCTAGCCATCGCTACCTTATTGTCGATTTCTTCAATGCTTGAACAAGCTACTCCCAAGTGACCAAAATTACCTAAAGGGGTGTCAGTCACAGCATCAACCTGGACAAGGACAAGCGCAAAAGGGCGAATTCGGTCACTTAACCACGCGACTTTACGTGCCTCCGGAAGATCAGGCTCTCGACTATGTACGACTTCCATACCAGCATAACGGCTGTAGAAATCAATACTTTTTTCCAAATCTCTAACAACAAACGCAACGTGCGTAAAACCGACATCAATCTCTTTCATTAGGCTAATCCTTTAACTATATCGAGAATCGCCATCTTAAAAGCTCAAGCTAACTTGAGGTCAAGTGCCTTTCAATCAATGCTTTTGCTGGATTTCTTGCACGTATCGTTCAATGTCGTTGAGGGTTGCAGCCTATGCTAACTAGCTCCAGCAAAATGAAGATAAGGCCCGCTACGCAAAGAAGAAGAGATAAAGTTAAAGCCACAATGAAAACCATTAGAACCTCCATGTGATAATTTTTACTACCGCAATCTTAGAATCAATTTTTACTTTGTCACGTGTGCATACCAAGCAAATTTACGTTGCAGAATCGTGAATTTCTCGCAGGATTAAACCACGTTAATTTAATGGTTTTTTGTGAAGCATTGTACTCTTCATGCACAATTTTAACTTTACCGTACTCGTTTTTGTAAATTTTTCAGTTAAATAGCCCTAACTGACCTTTCGTATGCTACTTTAGAAGAAAATCCTTTAAAGTGTGCAACTATGCTTACTACTATCATCTACCGAAGCCACCTGCGAGCTGATACACCAATTCAATCCATTATTGACATGGTCAGTGAAGCAAATTCCCGAAATGAATGTGCGGGGGTAACTGGTGTTTTACTTTTCAATGGGATTCATTTCTTACAGCTTCTGGAAGGTGATGAAGCAGCTGTAATGCAAATCTATGAAAAGATTTGCCTAGATACACTTCACTTTAACATTGTAGAACTCTTATCCGATTATGCCCCCTATCGACGATTTGGCCGCTCAGGCATGGAATTAATTGATATAAGACTATTCAGTAAAGAAGAGTGTCTGGACAGGGTTCTTCAACGTGGAACAACCCAACATAAAATGCTTTACAACGACAGAGCCTTAAGGTTTTTCCGTACATTTATAGATTCTGCTGAGACAGATAGCTATTATGAACTTCCTGATAGGTTCAGTTGGTTTTTTTCATCCGATCAAATAGATGTATCATCAGTTGATCCCGCCATTATCGAAGACATGTATGCAGTTATAGACCCTCTCGCTGCCCAGATTCATTCTTTTGTCTTGAATGCTAAATCAGATAATGACGTTATAAAAGCCAATAATTTACTTTTTGATTTGGAATCGAAGAAAGATTTGTTAAAAATTGCAGGGGGTTTCATTACCTCTTCACAACGAGTATCAATAACACTCCTGCCTTTAACCTTACTGAGGGTGCCGAATGCGATTGAGATTTTGCTCGATTACATCAGAGAAAGTAACTTACACCCAGAACAAGTTTTAGTTGAGTTTTCTGAGAGCGAAATAATCCCTGAAATTGATGAGTTCGCGCATTCCGTGCAGATTCTCAAAAGCTGCGGTTTAAGTGTTGCTATTAATGACTTTGGTGTGGGAAATGCAGGTTTATTGTTTCTTTCGAAATTTCAGCCTGAGAAGCTCAAAATACACCCTCAACTAATCCATAATATACATAAGGACGGCTCTAAGCAGGCGATACTACAAAGTTTAATACGTTGCGGCGAACTTTTAGAGATAAGGATTTGTGCAACAGGTGTCGAACAACCAGAAGAATGGATGTGGCTAGAATCCGCTGGTATATTTTGCTTCCAGGGCAATCTTTTTTCAAAATATGATAAAAATGGATATTTGAAGATCTTCTGGCCAGAATCTAATGAATTCATAGAATGTTAAAAAAAACTTGTAGACTTATTACTTTTTCATAGGCTTAACGCAGTCATAATCGATGGGTGTCAAGCTGGAAGCGGATAAACTAATATATAGTGAAAAGTCAGCGGGCCCGGCGGGTGCAAAAGCAATGCTTCAGTACTCAGCTAAAATGCGGTAAACGGAGCAGGCTTAGATATTTGGCCTCAATTTCGTTTACGAAGAACCAGTTCATCCCTATACCCTCCTACCAGTTTTCATCCAGTCATATTTGGCTTTTATAGCTCAGCTGGTACCGACCGGTAAGCGATACTTGGGCAGCAAACGCTGCCGCGCCTATACAGTATTGGCTTACCTTTTATCTGAAGTGCTCACGCTTTCATCCTCTTTCCCCTTTCGATGTTAATTCTCTCAACGCATTCCCTTAATGCTTTGACTTGCTCCGAAGATAGGTCAGATTCATCAATTGTGGCCAGAAGAGCGTTGAGGGAGCGCTCAATATCGTTTTTAGTCAATCGTAAACAGATAACCTTAACCCAACGTGGCGAGAACTTGCTGAGGCCGATTGCTCTTGTAATGCGCTGTTTCATGAGATGCCTCTTTACCGCCAGTGGTGGCGATTTGTAACTCGGTTATAACACACGTGGAGAAGACTTATGTGACTATTTCGCCTTAGAAATTTCTAAGGGTCGTTTAGCCAGGGTAACCAGGCTTTCAGTAAACGCCTAAATTGGTTTTCCAGCATGTCACACAAGCGCCTCGTCATAACCCGAAGCGGCTTATCAAGTGAAGGTAGTTTTTACGGTCATGCACAGGCTGGGATGTCATTTGTGTGCCAGAAGCAGACTTTAATATAGCTCCAGAGTCCCTTATGGGAGCTATTTACATCTGTCAAGCTTTAGCAAGCGGCTTCATTCGAAAACTAATACCCATACGATTAATGGCATTCATGGTGGCAATAACAATGGTAAGTTCAACCAAATCTTTTTCACCGAATACAGAAAGCGCTGCGGAATATGCTTCATCGGAAGCATGTGTTTCACTAACACGGGTAACTTCTTCCGCCCATGAGAGGGCAGCTTGCTCTATATCCGAGAATAAATAGGTAGCTTCTCGCCAGACAGGCACCAATACAATCTTTTCGACGGACATGCCACTCTTGATAAGATCGCGAGTATGTATATCTATGCAGTGTGCACAACCATTGATCTGGGAAACTCTTAAAAAAATTAAATGGATCAGCTCGGCAGGTAAACCTGTACCAGTAGTGGCGTAATGATGGAGCGCTGCTATAGCCTTGCCACCTTTATCGGAAACTTGAAACCAGTTTGGACGCTTCATCGTTATTTCCACCTTTTTGAGTTGTTTAAAATAAAAAGATGCCTCACAGAATCGCTACGACTGAATGACAGAATTTAAATTAGTACGTCTGCTCAGACGTTGTAATCTTAACCATTGATGTCATAGATAAAAGAGACAAAAAATGAGTAAAACGGTAGGACAATTATGGGATACCTCATGCAGTAAAACTGGATAACAATTTTTAAAAGCAAACCCTGAGTGTTGATAAAATCCACGGTAGAGTCCGCTTCTCGCTCATAACAGACCATTTCCTCACTATGCCCTGCCATCTGCTTTCATCCGTTGATATTTAGCTTTCAAAAGCTCCGCCGGTGTCGGCCCTTTCGGAGCAACTGGCGCAGCCAACGCCCGACGAATAGGCGGAATCGGCTTCCCGGCTAGCACCCGCTTTTCCCACCTATCAAGAATATCACCGGCCTCACGCTCAAGCTCTTTGTGACTGAGTTGGCCATCAGTTCCGCGACGCCGCAGCTCGAGGCAAATGTGGTAATAAACCGGCTTAGTCCACGGATACTGCTCACTGCTCGGGTACCGAAACACCAGCTTACGCCACTTCCAGTACTCAGCCATGATGTCAGCTGTGGTGATCCCAAGTACGCAGTGCCCTTCTCTGCACCACCTGATGAACTGGCCTGGCGATGGCAAGAATGGACGCTCCTGACGACGAACCATGCGCATGCCGGCTTCGACCTGCTCCAGAGTGGTGATCCCGTTTTCTTTGAAGGCCAGCACCCACTGACGGCGGATCTCATTTACCTCTTCCTGACTGCGATTAACCAGGCTTGCCGGGAACGCGGCGGCCAGCTGTACAAACAGCCCGTTGATAATCTGCGCCACCTGCTGCGTTTGTTCGCGTTCGCTGTACTGCTCTGGCAAGTTGTGCGCCACGCGCCGAGCCTGTTCCCTGTCAAAATTGCGAATGCTCTCGGCTAGGTTTTTCATTCCAGCACTCCATCAATCCAGTCGGTGTTGTGCAGGTCAATGCCGCCCCGAGATGGTTTTACCGCTCCGGTTGCACGCAGCCGTTTGGTGGTGAGCTGATCCCACTGCTTTCGCAGACTTGAGGGGCTCAGGATGTTGTCTTTCCAGAACTCGTCCCGGTTAGCCCACTGGAACAAATCACAGATTTCGTAGTGAGTACGATTGTCCTGGACACGCATCAGCCTGATGGTGTTTGCCCATTCAGCCCAGTTGGGTTCGGATAGCGATGCGTTGACGGTGAGAAGCCTGTCGTAAATCCAGCGAGCGGCCTTGAGGTCGTCAGCGGATCCCCATGATTTCCCCGCCGGGGTGTATATCCCGGCGGCAGCTTCTGGGTGGCGTGAGAGAAACTTTTGAGTTTTCTGGTTTCGGGATTCGTCAGAATTCCGAGACGAGGATCTTTTAATATTGTTCTTGTTATAGTCTTGGGTGTCTACCGTTTCCGGGAAGGTTTTTCCCGTTTTCGGTAACACTTTTCCCGATTTCGGGAAGACTTTTCCCGTTTTCGGTTTGTCTAAAATCCAGGCTGAAAGGTCAGTGTTTATACCGACCGTTTTCATCACGCCCTGCTTTTGACTAAAGATAATTTTGCGATCTGCGAGCGATTTGAGCGCATCAGAAACATGCGAGTCACTTAGCCCTGTAAGCTCAGCGATCACCGTGTTCGTAACGCGGTCCTGTTTCTTGTTCCAGCCGTAGGTAAGCCAGATCACCGCTTCAAAACACTGCCACTCCCGGCCTGACATTCTCAGACGAGGCTTGAGCTGTTGGATCTCGTTAGCGACCTTGGTATACCCGTTCGACAGGTCGGCCATACGACCTCCCGGTAGTTCAGTTCTGTTGGGAAAATTGATAATTTCAGCTGTGTTTGACATACTTAACTCCGCAATTACACTCCGTTTTTGCACCTGAAAGTCGGTTCTGTTCGCGCAGACCGGCTTTCGCCTTTTCTGAAGTCTTCACATTGCCCCCAGCATGGTTGTGACCATCGTCATTAGCGGGCCAAACTGCTCCGGCATCAGACGGAACAGTGATGCTATTCCCTCACTTAGCTCTTTGAGCTTCTGATGCTCTGGTGCGTCCAGCAGGACAGCCTGCTTAGCCTCGGCACACTCTTTCATCGCAGAGGCGATCAGCGACACTGTGTCGTTCTTCGGCGCCAGACGGTTGCGGAACTCCAGCGGCAGGACGGCCATGATTGCCGGGGTCAGCTGGCGGACGTTCTCGCGGTACTGCTCAGAGTCGAAACGGTTATCCAGGAAGCGAAACAGCTTCTGGCGCGCACGGCTGATATCCTCCGGGAAGCTGATGGCTGTTCCGCCCCGCTCCCGGTATTCGTTGATGATCAGCGCTGACACGACGTCCTGATTGTTCAGCGCCGACGACCACGCCCGGACTACTTCGCGGATCTTTTCGTGGTCTGGAGCCGCCTTAGGTTGAGCGCGGTTTATCAATTCTCCCGGGTGTATTCTGGTATTCTGTTGATACGCAAGTGAATGCATTGCTTTGCCTTTCGTGGTTAGGGCCGCCGTTAAGCGGCATGGTTATCAGGGTGTGGAAAGATGGACGGCAGGTCCGGGCGGAATTCATGTGCCTGTATTTCACCGCAAACCGCTTTCACCAGTTCAGGAACGTGAACCGGGGAAATGCGTTTCTTTCCGTTAAGCCAGTCGCAGATAGTGGACTGGGCTTTACCGCAGCGTTTTGCCAGTTCTTTCTGGCTGCCAGCGATGGCGATCGCTTTCTCTACTGCGGAGTTCTTCTCTACTGTTTGGGTTTTCATAATCACCTCAGCTATCAGTCTAGAGCGATTATGTTTATCACCTTAGCGAATGTCAATCGCATAGGCGATTTTTTGCTAAATAATCGCTTGAGCGATAGAGTTAAAGAGGTCATTAACAGAGGTGAATATGGGATTCTCGGAGCGCCTGGCACAGGCAATGAAACATGCTGGATATACACAAGGCCGGTTAGCGAAAGATGTCGGCATGGCTCAGTCCAGCGTCAATAAGCTGCTGAAGAATGCAAACGGATCACGTAAGACCGTTGAGATCGCCTCTGTACTGGGTGTGCGGCCAGAGTGGCTGTCTGCTGGTGAAGGGGAAATGGCTTCCAGTAGCGCAAGAGAACCGACTGCGCTTTGCCAGGTTAAGTCGTCATTGAATGGGGTTTACCGCGTGGATGTACTCGACGTTAAAGCCAGCGCTGGGCCGGGCAGTATTGCCACCAGCGATTTCATTGAAACTATCCGAGCCATCGAATACACGACTGAGCAGGCGCGCGCCTTGTTCGGCAACCGACCTGCTTCGCACGTCAAAGTGATAACAGTAAATGGCGACAGCATGGACGGCACGATTTCACCTGGCGATCAGATTTTCGTTGATACCAGCGTTACGCACTTTGATGGTGACGGGGTATACGTCTTTGTTTTCGGAAAGACACTGCACGTTAAGCGCCTGCAGATGCAGCGTGACCGCCTGGCAGTAATCTCCGATAACCCAATTTACGAAAAGTGGTACGTCGAACCAGAGGACGAGGACGCGTTCTACGTGATGGCCAAGGTGCTCCTTAGGCAGTCTGTCGACTATAAGCGCTTCGCATAGCCCGGTTTCCGGGCTAGCATCTCCAACCCTCTTTAATCAATTTTTCGCGTAAAACCTCTATACGTTGAAAGTCCTTTCTTTTTTTCAAGATCACTGACAGTTGAGAGAAGCCATAATGTGATGGCGGGTAAAAATCACTGGGATACTTATTTCCAGTTAACGATTCGTATTCTTCAACCCTTTTGTCATGAGCGCTACGTAAAGCCGAGAATGCCAACTCAGATAGCGCAATCATCTGTTCGCATAAATGCTCGGCCCTGGCAAGGTTATCTCCCTCCTCCCTAAGTTTGTAGAACTTCTTAATATCCTCCTGGAGGCCAAAGTGAACCTGAACGATCTGTTCAGGGCTAAGCCAGCGGAGTTTATCAACCCACTCTTTATGCTCCATAAGCATCTTCCTCCAAAAAAATCAGCATACCACGAAGATAAATTTCATTAAAAATCGCTTTACCAATCACATGAATATCACTTTGGTAGTGATAATTATCGTTTTAGCGATTGACTACAATAATCGCTTTAGCTATTGTTTACCCATCAAAACGAAACATCGACAGCTGAGCGAAGTTAGCCAGCCGCGAAGTGGAGATTCGATCAGTCGAACGGCGCGACAGTAAACCATGCGTCGGACGCCCGGCGGGCTCAGGGAGAGCGGCAATGGTGCGTAATCAAACGACCTTCATACCTCAGTCGCTTCACAGAAGCGGCTTAGTTATGACAACCGGCGGCCATCCACCGCTACAACAATGTGCATCAGGTATAAATGTTCCGCTGGCCGGCGTTAAGGCACAAAGCACACAAATTCTATAAATATCGGAGGTGAATATTGCAACCACTACGTATATACGCATTAACGTTCGTAAATAAAGCTCTAACACTTTCAACTGATAACCGTGATGATTTTTGGCTGGAAATTCCCGGAGGTATTGGGTGGGTTAAATTCTCCAGGCTCCGGGAAGAAAAAGAATTTACAAATGATGGAGCGTTGTTTGCAGCCACTGAACTGCGTTCGGTATCTGACCTAACCCCTTACCCACAAGTTCAAGCACGATGTGTTTTGTGGCGTCAGCGGGAAGCTCTTTTAAGCGCTGCAAATACACTTTCTTTTCTTCTGGGTCTGAAACATTCTGATTTATGAAATCCCTTAAAGCAGTGAGCGATTCGTCATGGAGTTTTACTGTCACCACTTTTAATGAGGAAGAGATACTTCCCTCTTCACTGAGCAAGTTAATAGCATCCTTAGTTACTGAAATCGTGTCTAGAGCAGGCTCTTTACCGCTTAGATATTCTTCTATTCCTCCCTTAATCATCCCCTCTTCTCTCAAATAAGCGATGTTTTGCAAAAGCGTTTTCTTATCAAGAGCAGCTAACTCCCTCGGTATGTACTCGATCGGGTCAGGATAGCTCTCTAAAGCGAGTTGAAGAATTTGAAGCTGAAGATTTCGGTTAAACGTGGCCATCCATGTTTCCTTGTGCTGGCTGTGTGAGAACTTCCAGCATACCACCGAGCCTGAAGTGGTTAAAAGACAGGCATAACAAGGAGATCATTATGATTGATTACGCTCGCAAACCAGGTCGGCAACAGGCCGTAAAGTTGAATTTTGTAGAAGTGATTCTTCGCCGCTTGTGCTACCTGCTGGCGCAAAAGGGGAATCCAGATGTGTAGCTCAACAAAATGCGGGTACTGCGGCAAGCCGGTTAAACCGGAGGAAGTAGTCAAAAGTACCCTTCTTTATCGCAACGGCTCACAGCTGGCGCGCAAAGAAAAAGAATACTGCTCTGAACGTTGTGCTTCGTATGACCAGATGGCCCACGAAAGCTAACGTAAAAGCCGCGCAAGGCGGCCCGTACGTCCGGTGCTCCCGACCAAAGTTACACCGGAAAACTACTTAAAAAACCAAAGTTCACCCAATGGGCGCTATCTCTGGCCCGGGGATCTTACATCCAAAAAAGAGGATCTCACATGGAATTTTTCTATGTAGTGAAGGCTACGCAGAAATCTGGCAAAGAAGACGCAGTGATTTGGTTCACTGCTAAATCTGAAGCCCGTGCAAACCTACAGCTCGATGTTGAGCTGGAAGATGCTGGTATTGAAACCGGACGCGGTAAGGATTACGCCAAACCGGTTCGCACCGATTTTCCGGTCTTCGACGACCTCCCGGAAGAAAGTGCAGTGGATTACACCTGGTGCAAACGCTACGAACTCCAGGACGATGGACGCACTTGGCTGCCAAAGGCTGGTGCTGAGTCGGCTGGACCCGTGGACAAAACTGCCGCACCGGAAACGACCGTTAAAGTCGAAACTATCGTCGAGAGTGTCCCGCTTGAAAACCGCACTCCAGCGGTCCGTTTTGCTGTCCACCTGACCAGCGACAAATACCAGCTACATATCACTAAAGAGCAGCAGCTGGCTGCCAGCGAAATGTCACTGGATGAAGGCAACACTTATCTCCATAACCTGCTACTGGCGAAGAACGACATCCCTGAAATTGCCGAGCTCAGCCTGAACGCTGAGAGGAAACTCGTTCAGGCGATAAAGCAGGTCTTCGCGCCAGATGAAGCGCACGAAACTGAAATTATCGCTGCATTCATGGCTGACTGGGCGAGAGCAGATGCCGGCGACCGCAATCAGTTAGTTGAAGAGTGGAGAAGCGGAAAGCTTGCTCTTCTCAAATCAGAAAGCACCAGCGACGCCGACGTTACAACTGTTCATGATCTCAAACCTGATAACGGTATCCAGATTGACGAGAATGATGACGAAACCACACGTTATCCAGTCGTTCGTATGCCCTTCCGCAAGCAGCTACTCGCCCAGTTTACCGCCGACGAACTGCGCCACCACTTAACTCACGAAGAATTCGAAGGTATCAGCGCGCTGGAGATGGACGCTGACAACGGCTATGTCCAGAACCTGTTGCTGGCGGCAGAAAACTGCGAAGAGGTTAAGGGTTACGACACCAAAGACCTATGGCGCTATACCGACGCCATTCGCAAGGTGTTCAGCCAGGAGAAGCGTCACGAACTCGCTTTGGTTCTCCGATTCACCCGAATCTGGGCTGCGACTGATTACATTGACCGTGGCATTCTGGCGCGCGAATGGGCTGCCGGTAATCGCATCAGTAATGTTCAGCGCACCGATTCTGGTACCAATGCCGACGGCGGGTATGTAACGGATCGCGGCGAAGGCGCGCATCACACTCTGGACACACTCGATCTTGAGATAGCATGTGCCCTACTGCCTATGGACTTCCACCACTTCGAAGTTCCTTCGAGCGTGTTGCGACGCGCCAAAGAAATCGTGGCGAAGAAAGAAGAACCATGGAAATCATGGAGCGCCATCCTGCGTAAACAGCCCGGCGTATTGGCGGTGAACCGTGCCGCAATCTTCAATCTGATCCGCATAGCGCCGGAAAACATCCACCACACGCCAGCGGCTCATCTTGAGTTCGTTAATAAAACCATGACGGCTGAATTTAACTCTGCTGTGGAGTTACTGCCGTTGCCTACTCCTGCAGTTGAGACTGAAACCCCAGTTGAACAACCGCAGGTTGAAAATCTCGGCAGTGGAGTGTTCTCCATCGATGGCCTGATGGGTGGAAATATCGAACCGGTCGTCGATACCTCCTCAAATGAAGTCGAAAAAACGGAAAACGCAGTGGAGACAACCAACGATGTGCAGATGGAAACGGCTAAGCCAGAGAAAGACGAAGATGTTGGTTCGGTACCACCGCGCGAAAGCACTGATGCAGCTAATTCGCAGACAGATTCCATAGCGCCAGAAGAGCAGCAGTCAGAGCCAGTAATCGAATACCCGGCTTACTTCGAGCCTGGCCGCTACGAAGGTCTGCCGAATGATGTTTATCACGCAGCAAACGGTATTAGCTCAACCCAGGTAAAAGATGCCCGCGTCAGCCTGATGTACTTCAACGCGCGCCATGTGGCTAAAACAATACCGCGCACAGCATCCAAAGTGCTGGACATGGGGAACCTGGTGCATGCCCTTGCATTGCAGCCGGAAAACCTCGAAGCAGAGTTCAGCGTAGAACCTGAGATCCCGGAGGGTGCTTTCACTACCACCGCAACTCTGCGCGAGTTCATCGATGCGTTCAACGCCAGCCTACCGGCGCTGCTTAGCGCTGACGAGATTAAAGCGTTGCTTGAAGAACATAACGCATCCCTTCCCGCTCAAGTGCCGCTTGGCGCCAGCCTGGAAGAAACGGCTCAAAGCTATATGGCTCTCCCTGCTGAGTATCAGCGTATTGAAGAAGGCCAGAAGCAGACAGCAACGGCAATGAAGGCATGCATTAAAGAGTACAACGCCACCCTGCCCGTGCCGGTTAAAACCAGCGGCAGCCGTGATGCGCTACTCGAGCAATTAGCGATCATCAATCCAGACCTGGTGGCGCAAGAAGCGCAGAAACCTACACCGCTGAAAGTGTCTGGTACTAAAGCAGACATGATCCAGGCAGTTAAATCAGTTAAGCCCGATGCCATGTTCGCCGACGAACTGCTGGATGCCTGGCGCGACAACCCTGGCGAAAAGATTTTGGTTACCCGCCAGCAGTTGGCCACAGCGCGAGCAATTCAGTCTGCACTCCTGGCGCACCCGACCGCCGGCATGCTGCTGACACATCCAAGCCGCGCCGTTGAAGTGAGCTACTTCGGCTTTGACGACGAAACAGGTTTAGAAGTGCGTGTACGTCCGGACCTCGAGATTGAACTGGATGGCGTGCGCATCGGTGCTGACCTGAAAACCATCAGCATGTGGAATGTGAAGCAGGAAAGCCTGCGGGCCAGGCTGCACCGGGAAATCATTGACCGGGACTACCACCTCAGCGCGGCAATGTATTGCGAGACCGCGGCGCTGGACCAGTTCTTCTGGATTTTCGTCAACAAGGACGAGAACTACCACTGGATCGCCATCATCGAGGCGTCAACCGAACTGCTGGAACTGGGGATGCTCGAGTACCGCAAAACGATGCGCGCCATCGCAACCGGATTCGACACGGGCGAATGGCCAGCGCCGATCACTACCGATTACACAGATGAACTGAACGATTTCGAACTGCGCCGCCTCGAAGCGCTGCGCGCTCAGGCTTAAGGGGGATTTATGCATAACACAAACGTTACCGTTGCTGACCAGAACACCGTTATTAACTCCAACGTGGCTTTGTTCGATTCCCAGTATCTGAACGCCATCAGCACGTTCGCGCAGATTATGGCCCAAGGCACCGCTACTGTTCCTAAGCACCTGCAGGGCAACCAGGCCGACTGCATGGCAGTTGCGATGCAAGCGGCACAATGGCAGATGAATCCCTTTGCCGTGGCGCAGAAGACGCACCTGATTAACGGTGTGCTCGGGTATGAAGCGCAGCTGGTTAATGCCGTCATTTCACGCAGCGGCGTGCTGGCCGGCCGCTTTGAATATGAGTGGTACGGGCCATGGGAAAAGGTCGTTGGAAAATTCCATATCCGTAAAGGCGACAAAGGCGAGTACCGCGTCCCGGGCTGGACCCTGGCTGACGAAGCCGGGATCGGCATTATTATCCGCGCAACCCTGAAAGGCGAAGATCAGCCGAGGGAACTTGAATTACTGCTGGCTCAGGCCCGCACCAGAAACTCTACCCTGTGGGCTGACGATCCTCGCCAGCAGCTGGCGTACCTGGCAGTCAAACGCTGGGCGAGACTATTCTGCCCGGATGTAATTCTGGGAGTTTATACCCCGGATGAACTGGATGATCGCCGTGAAGAACGAGAGGTAAACCCAGCACTGGCGCAGCACGTTAGCCTCGCTGATATTTCAGGTGACAACGTCACTACGACTCAAACGGTTCAGGAATCAGCTCAAAATATTGATGCACTTGCTGATGATTTCCGTGACCGCATCGAGGCGGCTCAGGATGTGGATAGCGCTAAAGCTCTGCGCGCAGATATTGAAACCGTGAAAGCAACGCTGGGTTCTGCCCTGTTCACTGAACTGAAGAACAAAGCTGTGAAGCGTTATTACCTGGTTGATGCTCGTAACAAGGTGGAAGCGGCAATCAATTCCCTACCGTCTCCAGATGAACCCGGTGCGGCAGAACGCTTTGGCGAAGCTGAACGCGTGTTGGCATCTGTGAAACGCCATCTGGGCGACGAACTGCATGGTCAGTTCAGCATCACCCTGGCGGATATGAAACCGGAATACGTGGACTAACGAGATCGGGAGGGGAAACCCTCCCTCAAGGAGAAGAAATGCGACTGATTAATCGAGGCAGTAAGCAATCCCCTTTGGCTCGCCAGGCATGTGAAATCGCACTCGCAGCCCACCAGCAGAGATATGGTGACTACGGGCGCAGCAAGATGAAAGAGACCTATACGGTGAGAGTGGAAGGCGTGAAGGTCTGGGTCGAGGTAGTGAACTGCAAGGCAAGCTACGTGGCCACAGCAATGACTGGCATGCGCCGACTACGCTCCCTGCCCGGCCAGGCAAACTGAAACTGAAATATCAACAACTACGGACCGGCATATCTATACTCATGCCGGTTACCTGAGGTGAACCATGTCGCAGGTAATTTTTAACGAAGAATGGGTTGTTGGCGCAAGGCTCACAGAAAAAACAGGCCTGACCGAACGACAGATTGAGAAGTATCGCCAGGGCTGTTGGGTGGAAGGTGTCCATTTTAAACGAGTATCCCCTTCTGGAGAAAAAACCTTGCGTGGCACAACCTGGTATAACTATCCGAGAATTAATCAGTTAATAAGGGATGCGTAAGATGTCAGCTTTGCCTACGGGTGTCGAAATCAGAAACAATAAGATTTGTATCTGGTTTATGTACCGGGGAAAGCGTTGCCGAGAAATTCTAAAAGGTTGGATTAACACCCCGGCGAACATCAAAAAAGCCGGGAATCTTCGGGCTGTGATCGTTAGCGAGATCAACCTTGGAGAGTTTGATTACCACCAGCGCTTTCCTTCATCATCCAGAGCAAAAAAAACCGTAACCACTGTTTCAGTTCAAACCTTTTCAGAGCTGTGTGAACTGTGGACGAGCATTAAAGAAACCGAAATTAGCGCGAACACGATGCGTAAGACGCGCTCGCAACTCGGTACGTTAATGCACATCATTAACGGAGATACGCCTGTTTCAACTATACGCCACAGCGACATTCTGAAATACAGAAAGGAACTGTTGAACGGTGAGACACTCTACCTGGCAAATCCCAGAAGCAACAAACAGGGACGCACTGTGCGTACCGTGAACAACTATATATCGCTTCTGTGCTCCCTACTTCGGTTTGCACACAAATCTGGCTTTATCAGTGGCAAGCCCTTTGAAGGGATCAAGAAACTACACAAAGGGAAAGTAAAACCGGATCCTTTAACGAAGCAGGAGTTTAGTTTGCTTGCGGAATCCGAGCGTGGCCAAAGCCTGAATATGTGGACGTTCGCAGTATATACTGGCGTCCGTCATGGAGAGCTCGCAGCTCTCGCCTGGGAAGATATTGACTGGGAAAAAGGTACAGCCCATATAAAGCGGAATCTTAATGCGTTGGGCATGTTCGGCCCACCAAAAACCGAAGCAGGTAACCGGGTTATCACCCTATTAGAGCCGGCGCTTGAAGCCTTGAAAGCACAGCGCAAGCTGACAGCACTACAGCCTAAAACCGAAATTGTCTTTAATCATCGCGAGTATGGCGCAGTGGAAAATCAAAGCCTGCGATTCGTTTTCATACCCCGGATGCGCAAAGGAGAACAGAAAGCCTACTACTCTTTATCGAGCATCGGTGCGAGATTCAACTCAGCTGTAAAACGTGCTGGTATTCGCCGCCGGAATCCGTACCATACGCGGCATACTTTTGCCTGCTGGCTTTTATCTGCCGGCGCTAACCCGTCTTTCATAGCCAGCCAGATGGGGCATGAAAACGCGCAAATGGTTTATGAAGTCTACGGTGCGTGGATTGAAGAAATGAATGGCGAACAGGTGCTGATGCTTAACGATAAGCTCGCACGCTGA